TAATATAAATAAATATAAGATATAATAGTACCAATATCAACAAAAATACCTACCTTTGTAAACAAATCTAAAGCTTATGACGCAGGTATACGACATGTCAGCAGAAGAAATCCGTGAGCTTGTAAAACAATACATTGAACATGGAGTTATAAGTCGAGCTATACAATGCTATGAACGGCTGTTGTGGCTCGGTAAATTGCAACAGCGCGAGTATTTAATATTAAAAATGATGTATGCGCAGCAGGCCAAAGAAAGTGTTTCAAAAGCAATAATTAAAAGATATAACAAAATTTACGTATTATAAAATTAAAACTATGAAAAAAGGTAGTTCTGACTGGTTAACAGCCATAGGTGTAACTTTTATTATTTTTATGATAATGTCCGCAATTGGACAGAAATCAAACGATGAAGAAATAACCGATAAGCCCTTGTATGAAAATACGGAGTATGTAGAAAGTTTAGCGGAAGACTTGATTAAAAAGAGATTAAGAGACCCTGACAGCTATGAATTTGTAGACATGAATGAAGTACAATCATCTAAAGAGAATGAAAAATTATTCATTGTTAAATACAGAGCTAAAAATGGCTTTGGTGGATACAATGTTTGTCAAGCTATGTTTTCTTGTGATAAAGATAAATTAACTATTATCACAAATGAGGATTAATTATCTCTTTATCTACGTAAGAGAGATTTATTACAATAATTGGAAAGATAAAGAGTGGGGCATTACAACCTCACTCTTGTTTTTTTATTCCAGCGCCTCCAGAGCTTCTTTAAGAGCATCTTTTATACCATTGTGCAAAAAATGCTTTGTAAGATACAGCACGTTATACCCTTTGTCCTCGACATACTTGCCATATACCATACCAGCAACAACAATAACGGTGTAACCCTGCGGAGCTACGACACCGGGTTTTGACGCATATTCCTCCAATGCTTTTTGTACTTGCGCCTGACCGCCTTTTACTTTGTCCGGCTCGGGAATATTACCTATAAAAGAGTTGAGTAGCTTACCGTCTTTGAACACAGCAAATGATATGGAGTTTTTAAGATTTGCCGTTTGGTCTTGGTAACCTTTATTGTCTTTTGAATAAGTTACAGCTTCTTCGCCAAGCTGTGCGAGTAACAGATCCAAAACGTTCTCCACGGCTTGTTTCTTCTCCATAAGCCTTTGTTTTAAGGCTTCTATACCTTTTATTTGTATTTCTGCTTTTGCCATAAGGCAAAGATAATGTTTTCCCTGTAAATAACAGAAAAATAACTGGGTTTTAACAAATAAAAGAGTGGAACGCTGCCGCCCCACTCCATTTATTACAAGTTGATTATGTCTTTGCTTGCTCTGTTTGTTCGACAAGTGGTAGAATACCATGCTTTTTTAATGTTTCGTATAAGAACAATCGACCCTTTTGTGTCCATTTCGTATAGACACGCGCGCCTTTTGTACCGTCACTATGCGGATATTCAAATGTTTCCGACTGAACATAACCACATTGTAGATATTTAGCACGTACAACCCATGTTGTGCCAACCTTGCGCTGTATTTGCATATTGCGAAGAAGTACATTGAACGCTTTTGCTGATTTCCCATAATCTTGTGCAATAAGTGTCACCTGTACAGTATCTTTACACTGGAGAATAGTGTCTACATAGCTGACTTTAGGCTGCATTTCTGTGATAGCGGTTGAAAGTTCAACTATTTCTGTGTTCTTTTGTTCTATCTCTGTATTCTTTTGCTCTATTAGCCGTTGTTTTTCCTCAATAGCCTGCTGTTGTTTAGCGGCGAGCATCAACGCTTCGGCAAAAGTCTGAGGAACAGCAATAGCTTGTACCGCTTTATGAAAGACTTGCCGGTAGACCTCGAATACACTACGGATTTTCCGGGCAATAAAATATTCAAGACAAGAAGTCGTAAGGTAGTATTCTGTTGTAGGTCTACCCCCTTTGGGGTTTTGCGGATTTTTCCGCAAAACTTGATAGTCAACATCTTTTATGAACTGCTCATTATTAATGAGTGCTTCTACAGCATCCGATTTCTTGCCATATACAAGCGGCCATACATCATCAATACTTACAGGAAATTCCCTGTTGGACTGTGAAAGGTTTAACACTGCGGTAAAATACTCCTTGATCTCACTATTCGTACTCTCTTTTGTTAATTTCAAATTTGCCATGTTATTTTTGTTAAGATTTATGTGTTACAGACAGAAAATTAGTATTCTGTTATTGTGCAATGGGGTTACTTGTAGTAAGGGCATCGAGCAATTATTTGTACAGCACAAGGTCGCTGACATACGCCCATTGCTCCAGCCCTTTGCCATCATACATAGAGTAGTCCATGAACCACCACTTGTATACACCCGATTGCATCGCTCGACGTGTAGCGAGTCGGAAACCGCTTGTTGTGCGAAGCAAACACCACTCGCCGTCGTTGGGCAACTCGGTGTTGGCATCATGCCATATAGTTTGTAAATACTGTTTAATACCGGCAATAAAGGACGAGCGCAAATCATCGCGAGTAAACTTGCACTCGTCCGCATCGCCACTGAAAAGGTTGAGCGGATAGTCCTGTGCCCATGCGCAGCCTTTATCAACACAATCCTTTCGTGAAAGTATATCAACATGCACTTTTGCTGTTTTCCTTGTTCTTGGCATTTACGTATTCTTTAAGTACACAAGCACCATCTGCAAGCAAAGTATATCGTTCACGTTGCTCGTCAGACATAGCATCATATGCAGCACGGCTTGCCTTCTTTATGTTATCTTGGTTGTATAGCGCATTAAAGAATGCATCAAAAGTTGCCTTTATAGCCTTGTTCTTTACGATATTGTCTCGATACGTGTTACGGTCTTCGCCCATAATGCTTTCAAGCATCATTTCAATAGACTTTAACGCCCGTACAGGGAACATCGGTGCAAAGCAACTACGGACATCAATATGCCTTATCTCCTGTATTCGCTTGAATATATGTTCAAAAGTGTCGCTTGACATACATATAAGGTTTTGGACTACTATCATCAAGGCACAAAGACCAGGTCTGCCCACACCAAGGTTTGCCAACTTTTTGGATATTTGCTCATGTAGCCTTTTTAATATAGGTCTTGTCATGTCATATAGCTGGTTGGCATACTCATTGCAATAGTCAGGTTCAGAACTTTGTTCTACTGTCTTTATTATGCTGCGTAGAGAACGCTGTGCATCACGAAAAAGCTTCTTTGTCTTAAACTTAAATAAACCTTTCTTGCGTAAATAGTCCTCCATATAGATAAGCCAGTTGTCTGTTATCAAATACTCCGTGTATGAGAACTGAAACACCGACACTTTGCCAATGTTGAGCGTTTCTTGTATATATTCAGTATCAACAGACTGGTCGGCATACACTCTATGAATGCTGCCAAAAGACTCTACATTATAGCATTTTATTGGATTTTGCATATTTTATTCTGATATATTGTTTTGTTTCCGGTACTCATTAACAGCATTTGTAAAGTAAGGCGAAAATGCAAGTTCTTTGATATATTCGTCGATTGATGTAACGGTTGTGCTATTGTCACCACGCTCCCAGCTACTGACATAGAACATCCAACACTTCGTAACATACACCTCCTGCTGTGAGTTGTTGAATGGATTAAAAGCCGTTGTTTTCTCAATAATAATGTGAAGCTTGCGGTCGTTAGACCACAATTCATAGCCTCCCGCCGTTTTGACAGCGTATGCAGCTTCATTATTCGATTTTATAAAATATTCTTTTTGCGACATTGAGTATCTCTTTTATTTACATTTACTTCATTGATATTACTTTTAGCCATCGCTCGATAGCAAGTGCAGATTCATCAAACGAGCGACAAACCATATATTCAAAACCAAGAGCGCAGACCTTTCTCTGAAATTCTTTTTGTTTCTCAGACAGTCTGCCATCGGGCGTTTTTACTTCGAGGAACAACACATTATGCTCGGCTATTATGATAAGGTCGGAGAATCCGGCAAGAATCCCCTCACGCTTCATTATCGCAGCTTCTTTCGCATTACGAAAGCCACCATTAGGAACGGCAGCTATTATATACCGTGGATATTGCAAGCGAAACCATTGTACGACAGCTTGTTGAATGCCAGATTCGACATGCCGAGGTTTGGCACGCTGATTGTGCTTCAATAGGAGAAGCTGCCATTTACTCAAATTCTGCGTCATTTTTTTTGCTAATTGCATCATCCACAGTAGAACGCCATTGCCTCCATTCTTCTTCTGTGCGCATCCATTGAAGACATGGTCTTTTTTCAGGCATTGTCAAAGCTGATATAAGACCAAGCATTTCGTCAAAGCCTAAATGGTCGCTATGTTTATCACCCTGACAAACATCGAAACCATAATCACCATCTTTTTTTATTACAATATCTTCCATTTGTTACATCCATTTTGTCCAACGTTTTTGCTCAATTGGACGATAATAAATCTTACACTTGTCGTTCTCAAATACACCATTATTTCTTGATATGGCATTCATTATTGCACCACGTCCAACACCTAACACGTCTTTTCCATATTCAGCGACAAGCTGGAATGAAGAAGTATATGCTCTTTCTATCTTTGAACCTTTAAGTTGCAATACAAGCACCCTTTTTCTCTGCTTCCTTCTGTCTTTCATTTCTACTTCACCTCGCTTTCTATTTGTTTCTGTGACTCGCGTATTAACAAATCTATGATTTTAACGATTACTTCTCTATTGCTTATGCCATGAATGCCGTTTGTGGCTTTTAACTCCACACAGTACACAAGTTCTTCCTTGCGTAGCTTGCGGTACTGAGCATTCAATTCTTTTATATGTTCTATTTTCTCCATTGCTTTTAGTTTATGCATGTGCTGACATTTCGTATTGTACAGCACATGCTTCGTTTACTTTACAGCAACACAAGGTCTGCGACATGTGTTCCGGCAGGAATAATGAGATTGTCCATACGAGTGCCAAACTGAGTTTGTCGTAGTATGTTTACCTCTTCGCATACATTGACAACAACGTTTACTTTGCTGCTACCAGTAATTATTGACATTGGCACAACAAAAGAAGATGTAAGGCGTTTGTTTTCCTCTACAAGCAAACCATTCATGGCATTGTCTTGTGTAGATGTAATGATTGCGTCTCCAAAACCTGCTATGTTAATAACAGTCGGCACAATAACGCCACCTTTATGCAAAGGAACATCCTCACTTGCTATAAGAGGTATTATACGTGGTTCGTTCGCTTCGTCCTCTAATGTTTCCATTGGTGGAACAAACTGAGGCGCTTCATTCTCTGTAGGTTTTTCTGTTTTTTTGTATCTTCCCATATTCTATTTTTTAAAAAGGTAAATCACTATCATCATTCACTGACTGTGCAAACGGAGCATCACAAGTTGCAGCCGCATTAACTGGCGTGTTGTCAAATGGTTTCATGCCTCCGAGTATTGGCATTGCATCCAGTTGTTCCTTTGTCATGCTTTCACGTACTTCTTTCGGTAAAGACTGCTTTACAAGGTGCGTTTGGTCATATTTGGATTCACGCAAGGCAAAAGCATTCAAATCCAAATAGACAGCCTTAGGAGTGCCATCAGCATTTGCGCTAACAAAAAGATGATTCTCTTCAATAGGTACGACAAGACAACGTTTCGTTCCCGTGCGTCCTTTAATGCTCATAACACCAGCATTCTGGTATTTTAGAGCATTTAGTTTGATTCCATAGTTTTCTTTTTCCATTTCTATATTTTATTAGTTAACCTTTTAATCTATCCAAGAATGACACATGATATTTACCATCAATCAATTGATATTTAAACTCCAACATATCATCATCTGATAAATCACCCACATCGTTAATAACAAGAGTAGGAAAATCGTACATGCAAGCAAATCCTTTCTCTTCAATGTGTGTATCGAAAGTTTCCTGCTTTAAATTCTGTGCATCGCAGAAGAAATAATCCAAACTATCAATAATATGGCAGTTTATCCATTCCTTATCTTTCATATAACCGGTATCTACGAGTTCGTAATGCGATTTGGCATTGTCAGCCATTATCGCTTTAACTCTTTTTATCTCTTCGTCGATACATTTCTCCAACCGTTTACTTGCGACGAGTGCAGCACTATTCCTCGTCTTGAAATATTCACGCTGTGCTGCTCGCATTTGATAAACTTTATGAAAGAAAAATTTTCTATCCATTGTTCTGCTTTTTAAGTTCTTCAATGAGTACGTTAGCGTATCTGACGGCTACCCTCGCGTTACCCTCCAAACTTTGGTACTCAAACTCTATGCCTGGGCTTGTGCTGCGTTTCTCGTTTCCTTCGTCCATATAGATAGCGCAAAGCATATCCTTAGCAATCTCATATCTACGCTGCTCCCAATCTATCGGCTTATGAGTGGTGACTGCCGTACAGTTACGCTTATCTCTTGTTAGTTTTGCCACACATTCCTTGCAACGTCCTTTGTAGGACTTTGAGAAAGCGGACAGTGACAAAGTTCGTCCGCATATCTCACACGTTTTCATTTCCATTTTACATTGCTTAATATTTTTTGTACCTTTCTATAAATACACTGGCTGCGCCTTTTGCGACATCAGCAAGATACTCTGCTTCTGTCTTGCCTTTGAGTAAGGCGATATTTTGTACTGTGCCACGGAAACATCTGACATTATCTATATCTGTATTATAAGCGACCATCATTCTTGAAAACATATCCTTAGCAAGGTCGTATTCGCGTTGTTCCCAATCAATCGGATCATGTTGAAGTTGCTCACAAATAGATTCAAGGTCTTTTATATAAGCCCACCGTTCTATGTGATGATCAAAACATGTTGGGGATTGTAAACGGCTTTCTATCCATATTTTATCTCGAACCAACTTATAAGAATTACGGTCTTTCCATTTAAAGATATATCTATCTTTTCCGTTGGGAATTTCCGTGGCTGTATGCCAAATATTTTTTGTTTCCATATCTCCTTTTGGTTTTAAATTAGCCTCGGAATAAGGATTCGAACCTATATTCACACCGTGTATTTACAGGCTGCTCACACGATTAACTATTCTAACATTTTAACATTTATGGCTGTCAATCCTACAACGGAAAACTTTGCAACCTACCGTCCCTTGACGGATGAATTATTCCGAGTTATAAAATGCCCTACCGCCGTAGGGCTTACGAACTAAAAACTTTATTTTATACCAATTATAGAAGAACGTCTCACGACGTGACAGAAAAAACAAATTGTTTTACAATATATGATTGTCTAAAAAATCCACCATAGCCAAATTCTGTGAAAGAATCATTGGCTGGTCGAGCGTTGCCGACTTGTACATGTCCGTAGCGGCATTGTAGAAATCCCACGCTGTCACCTTGCCTTTGCTATTATATGCAAGCATCATCTTTTCTGTTATGCGCCCTATTTGTGCTTGGTTGAGCGGTATAGTGTTGTTGTTGCGTATGCATTTGTGCTTTGTCTCCGAAGCTACGCGTAATGATGTAAGCATACCTATGATTGTGAACATTTCTTGTGCGCTAATCTCGCGACGTTTCATTTTCTCAATTCGTTCATCGTCGCTTTCTGCGATACCTCGCAGATTATCGAGCCAACTCGCCACCTTATCAAGCATTTCGCTAATGGAAATGCCGGGAGTCTTACCATCTTTATACGTAGCAGCATATTGCTCACGGTTGAGCATTGTCTGGTTATGACATATCACCACATTGCGTCCGATACCAACTTGCAAACCTTTCTGATGATACGAGATAGCAAGATTTGTTGTTATGGCATCATCACCCTCACCTTTATCAAGGTCGTATAAGCGAATATTGCAATACACGCGTCGTAAGATATGTGCTTCTATGGCACGTTCTCCAAACTTTTCTTCCTTCTGTGGAAGACGACTCACACCAGGCGCTCTTCGGTCTTTGTTGTTGGCAGCGAACAAATCCCATATCTCGGCACGATAGCCACGTTCGGCGCACATCTCCTGTATCTGCTGTATGAGCTGAAAATGATAAATGCCCAGCAACGGATTTCCGTTGTAGTCGTTTTCTTTCTCCGTGCGTGCGAGCTGTTCAAGCGTCAGCGTCTGAACCTTGCTTATGTCGAAGTCAAGGAACTGACGGTCGTTACCACCTGCTACTTCAATCTCTGTTGTAGAATCAGCGACCAAGTTGTTAGATGTAGCTACATTCATTGTTGAATACATTGTTGTTTCCATTTTAATTTGTTGTTACGTTAAACTTGTTTATGATTAAAGTGTTTCCACGTTTTCTGTGTGAAAGAACTCCTCGTCCACTTGCGTGTACATTGGAAGCATTGTTTTGCCGTACAGCCACTTTGGCATGACACACTCATTTAAATCTTCCGACACGTTGCTTGGCTTCACGATGATTTTGTTTTCCGGAACCCAAACTTTCTGATTTTGTCCCTCTCCAAAAGAGAACATTTGCGCTTTTGGTGTTTTGATATCCATCATTGCCTTCGGGCAACGAAAACGCACCATTGTTGTTGTAATCTCCATTGTTGTATCTTTTGTTTTTGTTAATAAAATACCCACATAGCCACGTACATAACCGCTATGATTGCGCAAGAACACACTATAGTAATCTTGGCTTCTTTTACTTGTTCTTCATCCCAATTGTGGGGGTCCATGTAATCTGTCATATTCGTTTGTTTTGTAGCGAGACATTGTACCTCGCTGTGTTATTTCTCACAGATGATTGTCTCGCCGTTGTCCGTTACCTCAGAAAGGTATCCGGAAGAAATTCGATTAAAGAGCTTCATTGCAAACCCTTTGTTTGTTGTGTGACGAGCTTCGTCAGTCTGCTTGTTGTAAATGCAATAAATCATAACTGTATCTCCTTTTAAATTATTTATTAGTTTTCACGTCGCAAAATTAATATTTTATCTTCATATAGCAAAATGTTTCTTAGTTTATTTCTCTGTTTTAATAAATTTTAATATTAAAAACAGCCTCTATACTAATATTTATATTAATTTTGTGACATCAAAAAAGGTTGACAATAAAAAATAATGGATTTCCCAATCCAAAAGGAGCAGGGTTAAATATAACATATGCCTCTCATTGCACACATTGTCAACTTAGTGCAACGAGAGGCTATTTTTTTAACGTATGGTAAAAAAGTTAAGATACAGCATCGCAAACAGCCTTTTCAGAGACAAGCAATCTCTGAAAGCTATTGCGTTTGTACTTTTCTTTTATCATAAATACAGTCAAAACGTCCTGAAAAAATGGACATATAACAAATTGTCAAATATAACGGGCATACATGCGTACACAATAAAGAAACGCATTGCGACATTACATAGGCTCGGATATGTTGATTTCGAAGGATCGTCGCTTGTTTTTCGTTCAGTCGTTTCAAAGCACATCGAACGAAACATTAATATCACAGATATTTGTTATGACACACTTAAAGATGTAGAAAAATCATTATACGCCATTCTTTTGTGCATAATTCAATCCCGCAAGAACTTTTGTAGACGTACCATTCTACAGGCTCGCGAATCAAGACGCGCTGATGTTGTCAAAAAGGCTCGCACCATTAAAAGGAGGTATGGCTATGGGGAGACCTATTGCGAGAAGGGGTTATCGTACAAAAGAATTGCGCGAAAATTTGGAGTTTCGTTAAAAACAGCATTTGAATATGTGAAATATGCGGTAGAAAAAGGCTTTGTTGCTTTACAGAGCCACTTTTTTTCTACTTTTATGCATGGAGTGAACAGATATCCTGTACCTGGTTTTAGATTCACTACTCGTAACTATGCTTATAACGTTGCAGCTAATACATACTCCATTACAAGTAATATATTCTCTTTAATGACTCCTCGTGCTCCACACGGGGCGCATAATGCATGGTTATATTAGATTATAAAAAGTGTAGACTATATGAAAAATTCAACAAAACTCGAAAAAGTAAAGAAATGGCTTGATGAAAACGGCATCAAGTGGAAAGCTCGTCGTCGTCATCGTAATGGACATAGCGACTGCTTCATTATTGACACGAAGGTCTCCATTAAAATCGAGGGTGCAGACGATGATATTTTCTATCGCCGTCACAAGCGTGGCTATCATCCTGTGTTTATTCGCAAAGCGGACACGCCAAAGTTCGTTATCGAAAAGGTCGCAAACACCATACGCGACGCTATGATTAAACAGCAAGACTATTATTTAAAGCAGCAAAGAAGAAAGGAGGTTTTGAAAAATGAAAAAAGAAATAAGTAAAGAAGTTTATTGCGGTGAATGTCCATTTTTTAAAAACGAGGATGTAGACGGATATGGCTGTTGCGAAATAAGCAAGATGGAGAAGTTTTGCGGCGATTTGTGCTATTTCATTACAAATTGCATGCACGTGCAAGAAACGTTGCGTTTGTTGCACTACTGCCAAAAATGGAGACGAGGAGTCAATATGAAAATGCCACCACCGACTTTGTTTGGGTTAGCGATTGATAATGCTATGCGTTATATCCGTGCAATGAGAAAAATTAATAAACTAAAAAACAACAAATTATGATAACAAATCAGATAATGAAGCGGCAACTTGACATATTTGTCGTACAACAAAGAACCAAAGACGGCTTTTTTAACGGGACAGAATTACTCCGTGCATGGAATAAAGCTATGGGTTGCAACAAAGAAATTAAAGAATACCTGTCAAACAAAACAACACAAGAATTTATAAAAGCATTGTGTGAAGAAGAAAACCTAAATAGGGAGAATTCCCCCTATTTAGCAACACGTGGAAAATGCGGTGGAACTTGGATGCATCCTCTTCTTTTTATTGATTTTGCCATGTGGCTTAACCCCGTATTTAAGGTAAAGGTTCTTAAGTTTGTTTCCGACCAGATGCTCGCCTATAGAAATGAAGCAGGAGAAGCCTACAAAGCTCTGTCGTCTGCCGTAGGAAAAATTATAGCTCCAAACAACATGAAGCAGCAAATGCCACAAATTGCTAAAGCTATAAATTGGGTAGTGTTCAACAATCATCAGAAAGAAATACGGAACGACTATGGCGAAGAAAAGAAACAAAAGGAACTGTTTGAAATGGAGCGACAGGTAGCAATGCTTATTAATGACGGTTTTTTGAAAAGCAAAGAACAAGTGATTCTTTATCTTCGCAAGAAATACACCGAGAAGTACGTGCCTAAATGCCTAAGACAATGAAGCCAAGCAAAACGTTGATTAATCGGATGCGTAAAGACCTTATGTCTAAAACAAGCGACGCAGAAAAAGCAGCTATACGCAACTGTGAGCTACTTGGGTATAAAGTCGTAAGACAACAGCCTGTAACGACGGGACGCAAGCTGTACTTTGCCGACATCTATTTGCCCGAACTCAAAACTATAGTAGAAGTGGATGGAGGTTATCATTATACAAGCTTCCAGAAACGTAAGGACAACAATCGTTCGTCAGGCATTTGGCGCATGGGGTATCACGTTGTAAGACTAAGCAATCATGATGCACGCAACTTAAACAAAGTGAAGGCGAAAATTGAACTTATAAAAAACAAACTCAATGAAAAATAAAAAGATAAGAAACAAAGACAACGTAAGGTCATTGCGTCCAGATCCTCGTCATTGGACACGGAAACAGCACAGCAATTCGTGGAAAGCAAAAGTTGCTTATGAAAGTGAAGAAGCAGCAGCAGAGTTCCTTCAACAAAACCCGAGATTAAAGGCAGAAAAACCTGTAGTTTACAAGTGCCCTGTATGTAATAAATTTCATGTTTCAATACATTACAAAAAATGATAAAAAAAGGATTAAAGCAATTTGTTGAAGATGCTCGTAAAAAGCATGGTGACAAATATGATTATTCGAAAGTTGAATACAAAAATGCACTAACAAAGGTTTGTATTATTTGCCCTATACACGGAGAATTTTGGCAAACACCAAATAAACATCTAAATGGATGCGGATGTAAGAAATGTGGTGATAAATATAGAGGTGAAAAGGCTCGCATCACAAACGAACAATTTATTAAAAGGTCTCAAAAGAAATGGGGCGACAAATACTCTTACGAAAAAACAAAATACGTTAATAATAAGACGAAAGTTTGTATAACATGTATAAAACATGGAAATTTTTGGCAGTCCCCTATAAATCACATGACATACGAAGGATGCCCAGTTTGTGCAAGGTTACGAAACAATGATTTGGTGTTCGGCGTTGGAATTAACGACGAAATTACGCCATCTATAAAATGCCATAAGGCTTATAATCATTGGCAAATGATACTTGAAAAGTGCTTCGACCAAAAATATAAGACACAGCACCCTACTTATAAAGATGTGACTATGTGTGAAGAATGGAAAAGGTTCTCTGTATTCAAAAAGTGGTTTGACGTGAATTATGTAGAAGGGTACGATTTAGATAAAGATTTACTGTCTAATAATGGTCACAAAGTATACTCTCCTGATACATGCTGTTTCATACCTCATAATCTGAATGTTCTTCTTTGTTCAAAGAAATTAGGTAAAGACGGTCTTCCCAGAGGGATAAGAAAAGAATGCAATTCGTATGCGGTTAGGATATGCTTGCATAAAGGGAAAAGGATAAGGGTTGGCAGGATACGTTCTATTAACGAAGCTATTGAAATCTATAATAAAATTAAAAGAGAAGATATAGCTTCGGTTGTATTAGAATATTATAAAAATGGATTAATAGACAAACGTGTGTATGATGGTTTTTTTAACTATGACTTTAAGAAATTTGTTGTATAACATGTTTATAACAAGTAATAGTTAAGATATAAAGAAGTTTAAGAAGTCGATAGAATTATCTCGAAATTGTAGATATAAAAAAAGAAATGATATGAACGAAAAAATTAAAATTGAATTGTGCGGAGGCAAGATGCCTGAAAAAGCACACGCAACAGATGCAGCTTTTGACGTTTTTACAAGAGAAGATGTAGAACTTGTCCCTTATTTGCGAACGGCAATACCTCTCGGCTTTAAAATACAGCTACCGCCACACCTCGCTGCTGTGATACAACCACGAAGTGGAATGTCGTTGAAAGGCATGGCTTGCAAGGTGAGAACAGAAAATGGAAGCATTGATGCTCGAATAGATGCAGACGTGCTTGTCGGTCTTGTTGACTGTGGTTATACCGGTGAAGTCTGCTCTCTTTTACGTGTCGGTTGCGGTTCAACGCCTGAGCTGTGTAGTAGAGGTAATCATGGCGTTTTTATTCCTGCTGGCACGAAAATAGCTCAAATGCGCATTGTTCAAGTTCCAGACGTGACGTTAGAAATAGGTACAATAGACAAAGACACCGAACGAGGCGAACACGGATTTAATTCTACTGGGGTAAAATAAAAAAGAACGAACATGAACGAGATAAAAATATTTGAGAATCCTGCATTTGGGAAAATTAGGACAGCAGGAACGAGTGAAGAACCTTTGTTTTGCTTAGCAGACATTTGCCGAGTATTAGGTCTAACAAATCCGTCTACTGTAAAATCACGACTTGACACAGCAGACGTGCAACTCATTGATTTACACGCCCTAAATATTGGAGAGGGTATAACGTCAGGCAATACAACGGCAACCTTTGTTACTGAAGGCGGATTTTATGATGTTGTACTTTATAGTAAAAGTGATAAAGTCAAACCTTTCCGTAAATGGGTAACATCAGAAGTTCTTCCTTCAATCCGCAAAACAGGCTCATACAATATGCCTAACTTTAAGAACCCGGCAGAGGCTGCACGCGCATGGGCAGACCAATACGAGAAAACACTTGCACTTGAAGCAAAGAATAAAGAACTGAAACCTAAGGCTCAATATTTCGACGCACTTGTAGAGCGGTCGCTTCTTACCGGCTTCCGCGACACAGCCAAAGAGCTTGGCTTGAAACAAAACGAGTTTATAAGAATACTTATCGACAACGGATATGTCTACAAAACACCAAAGGGAGAAATAAGACCCATTGCAAAGTACGCCAACGACCTGTTTGAACTAAAGGACTTCAAAAGTCTACACAATGAGCATGCTGGAGTACGGACATGGATAACAGTCAAAGGCAAAAAGGTATTTCAAATGCTGTTCGGTAAGCATTGATAAAACCACAAATACACTGAATTGCTTGCACACCCAAGAAATATTTATTAGTTTTGCATCGCATACTAATACAATACTAAATTATTACTAAGTATTGCGAAAAAAGTTTTGCACATTACAGAAGAATTTATAATTTTGTGGTGTCAAATAAATCATAGTGGCGAGGTTGGAAGCTCTGCCGCACAAGCAGGGCATTTTTTATGCTCGCAACTTTCAAGGTATTAAGATACAGGTGTATCGCGCCCTTGCACATATTGTAATGGTATGTGCGTGCCCTTCCACTATGAGGCATTTGACAAAGGGTAGCGGTACACTCTTTTTGTTGTATCAACCCAACAATATATTAACGTCAAAAAATCGTAGTGGAAATGACTGACGTAAAAATTTTTAATTCTCCAATGTTTGGAGAACTTCGTGTTACACGGAACGAGAAAGGCGAATTGCTTTTCTGTCTTAAAGACGTGTGCGACTCGCTTGGGTTGCAAGTTGGCGCAACGGCTAAACGTTTGGGAGGAGACATTAATTCAACTAATGTCTCATCTATAACGGTATTGGATGCAAATAATCATGGTCAACAAATGTACTTCGTCACCGAGCCAGACCTCTACCGTTGCATTTTCCAATCTCGCAAACCCACAGCTCGCAAGTTTCAAGATTGGGTATTCAATGAAGTGCTGCCATCACTTCGCACAACAGGCGCATACGTTGTGGCAAAAGAAGAAGATAGCGAAGAAGACATCATTGCTCGTGGCTTGATTGCAGCCAAGGCAGCACTCGCAAGACGTGAGGAGCGCATTAAAGAACTCGAATGTGAGAACAGCCAAAGCAAACAAGTTATCGAAGCACAAAGCGAGCGTATCGCCAAGGACGCACCAAAGGTAGAGTACTACGACCAGACGCTTGCTGCCGAGAATATGCTCACTACACGGCAGATTGCAAATGAGCTTGGCATAACACCTAATGAGTTGCACAACAAATTGCAACAACTCAAAATCATCTTCCGTCAATCCAACCAATGGCTGATGAACAAGCCTTACAGCACATGGAAGTTGCATGGCACACGAACCTACACCTATTACGACAGACACAAAGACGTAACTTATTCCAAGCCATATCTGGTTTGGAATCAACGAGGCAGACGTTTTATTCTCGCACTTTACAAAAACAATTTTAATGTAAAGCGAGCTATTGCCGAATTAGTAGGAGACAACAAAAACAAGTAACACGAACCATTTAAATCAGAGTAAATTATGAACGACAATAAATCAACAAATAACAGCGAGGTAGTATTCACAGTGAGCAACACAACCTCGGACATGCTTTGTCTTCTCCGGGATTGCATGAAATTGCAAGAGCGGGCCATAAGCCTGTTTGAAGACAAAGAAGAAGGAGAAAACGTGATTAATGCAACAATTGCAACTGTTCGTGCGCTCCGTGACGCTATAGCTGTCAACATAGAGCAAAACATTGAAAACTTGGATAACGCTACGATATAAACAGGCTTATAGAAGCTTGTAAATAACAAATTATCACGGGTTACAACGCTAACAAACGCGCTGTGACCCGTTTTATTTTGCGTCTGTTGCAATACCTTTACGCCGATATAAACTTATATATCAGCATGTGAAAACGCCAAGCAAGCCAAAAAAACACGCTAAATCAAAATTGTTTACACAGCCTTTTTAATTTTCTTTACGCGCATTTGTTTATAATGTAATTTTGTTGTCAGATAAAAATATCCATTAACGTTTAAACAGAATTACACTATGGCAATAAAAGAAAAAGTGCTTGCTTCTTGCAAAACGTCATTCGCGAAGTACGGTTTGAAGAAGGATGAACTTTCAAAGCTGGTAGACCAGATTATCGCAGGTAGTGGCCTAACAGATGAGTCAACAGACGAGGACGTTACCAAAGCTATTACGGCAGTCGAACCTTATGTCGGCATGATGCAATCGTCATTTAACCGAGCAGTCAGTGAGATAGAAGCGAAGTACAAAGGATGGGTAAAACCGACAGACCCTCCAGCACCACCCACGCCTCCAACACCTCCGACTCCTCCAACGGATGCACCGCTTACAATGGATGCTGTGGCGAAAATGATTGCCGCGTCAAAAGAGGAGCAGCAGAAAGCTATTTCAGAAGCCGTTGCTGCCGCTCTCGCACCTTACAAAGAACGAGAGGAAAAGACAAGATTGTCAACTTTGCTGCAAGGCAACGAAAAGCTGAAGGATGTTCCAGAAGTATTCCGTTCCCGTTACACGCTCGACAAAGAGGAAAACCTTGACAATGTCGTTGAGCAGATTATAAACGATTACACCGCATTGAAGCAGTCTTTGGTTGCAAGCGGCACATTCGTTACAGCTCCGACAACAAGCACGCCTCAGACTGAGCAGCAGGATTTTATCAAGCGCATGGAGGGTTTTGCCGAGCGCAATGCTCCTAAGCCCGATGGTGCTGCAAAGTAAATCAAACGTAAAACTTAAAAAAATCAGTAAAGTATGGCTTATAAAGGAATGTACCTCAAAAAGCTTGTGCCTACCGACATCAAGGAAGGTTCTTGGTGGGAGGAGCAGTGCGTCGTAAGACAGGGTGGCTATGACCTTGACCAAAGCAATCTGCCAGCCGAGCTAAAGTGGTTGCCGAAAGGCACTGTTGTTAAGCTTGGCACGGGTGGTAAGGCTGTTGCTGTAAAGACGGCAAAGGTTACGGAAAAAGCGGAGGCTGCTGCCAAGACAGTAAAACTCACACCTGGTTCTCTCTTTAAAGAGGGTGACACCATTGGCGGTAAGAAAATCTCATCTATCGCAAGAAGCGCGACACTCGACACTGTAACGCTTTCATCAGGACTCGAAGCTGCAATCAATGCAGACGATATTGTTACTGACTACAACAAGGATTCAGACGTGCTCCTTGGCTTTACATACGCAACTAAGGAACTTGACAAGGACGCTTCGCAACAGGTTGAGCCTACGCTCCGTGTTATGGAGGTCGAGGAAGCATCGCTACCTTACCCCATCAACGCAGACATTAAGGCTGGCTTAAACGTCAATGGTATCGCATTGTTTAAGATTCAGTAACAAGCAGATATATTATTAATAGGATAACAATAACAAAAAATATAGAAAAGGTATGAATAGTATTCTCAAACAGCTATTAGACCCGAAGTCTTTTCAGACCTATATTGACGAGAACATGAAGACCTCGACATACAAGGCTTTGTGGAAAAACGAGATTAAGCAGGTGGACTATTGCGCAGCTAAGGTTTATCAGGCTAATCTTGCGGAGTACACTGCTGCTATGGTCGGTTCTGTTATCGCCAAAAATGCTGCAAAACCGGTACACCACATGCCGGATTTTGGTCAGTTGACAGGTTCTGTCGGTCGCTATGGTGACGAGTGGGAGCTTGACAACGAATATCTCGACCAGATGCAACAGCTCGAAGGTCGTTATCGTGATGTGGCTGGACGTAACTATACACAGGCACAGCTCAATGTTCAGTACGATAAGCTTATTGGTTTTTCTTTCCGTCCATTCGAGCGTGCTGTCATTGCGCCACACAAGCGTCTTGACATGCTCTACTACGAGGGACTCTACACGGGCAAGCAGACTGTCTCTCGTACCAACAACGCAAAGGCAAATGTGTCTTACACCTTTGACCTCGGCATTAAGCAGCTAACTGTTTCTACGAATTGGGGAGACGAAAATGCGACTCCAATTGCCGACATCAAGATGCTCAAGGACGAGGCGAAGAAGAAGGGTCGCAAGATTCAGAAGCTTCGTATGTCCGAAAACACATTCTACAAGATGTGCAAGGCAAAGGAAATCAAGGACACGTTCAAGCTTAACCTCGGTACTGTACAGTTAAATCCTGCCGTGCCGATGCTTACGGTAGACCAGATAAATACTTATCTGCGTTCCGTTCTGCTGCCTGTAATACAGATTGATGAAGACCAGTTTGTAACCCTCGCCGACGGCTCTACTGTCAACCTTATCGTTGATGACCGAGTAATCGCACAGTGTGCTGATAATGTTGCTGTGATGAAGATTTCAGACCCCTTGGAGCTAAAGGATCCAATTCCGAACGTCTCATATTCTTCTCACGACGACAATCTCGTAGGCTACTGGCGTGACAAAACAGGCTATCATGTCAACTACGATATGTGGGCACAGCCTGTTTTTAACGGTTTGAACGACCTCTATATTCTCAAGACAACCAAGTAAAGGTGGTCTTGGAAAACTCTAAATGTAGTAAGTTGTAACATTAAGACAAGGACAGCATGACAATCTCGGAAGCCATCGCAAGCGAAATTCAACCATTCTCTACTTCTGACGAGGCAATAGAGAAAATGTTTATCGACGCAGCCGATAAATACACCGTCACAGCAAGTGTTGATGATGCATATTCTGTGTCTGTAAAAAAGCCCGTAGCCTATGCTGCAATGCGTATTCTTTACAAGATGCGTGTGCTTTCAAGTGAGAATGTGGGTGGCATATCACAAGGCTACAAAGACAAAAATAGCTTGATTGACGATATGATTAAATCTATCGCCAAGGATGCCGGATTGGATGCTGACCTTGTGCTTAATAGTGATTCGGATGATTACTGGTTAAGAAGTACAAAAGTGTGGTAAGGAGGAGAAAGCATGAATTTTGAGGACAAGATGCAAATTCAGCTTAAAATCTATAATGTTGGGTATGTACAAATAGGTGAACAATTCTACGATATGGACGATAATGGTAATCCAAATTTTGACATGCTCAACGAGAATGCTGGCAGCGGCTATGACGAGGATGGAAATCCTATTGAGGCAACTGCAACGCGTTTTTATGATTTTGGCAAGTGTATTATACTCCCAAACACAAGCGCAAGGTTGATAACATTGGCAGATGGTTCGCAATATGCTTATTCGTATGAGGTGATAGCTCCTCTGTCAAAGGCAAAATACAAGATGCTGCCTCGCGAAGGCGATAAGGTATTCATAACCAAGAAAGACGGAACTATCAACAAAGAATTGGAAGTAAAAGGATTTGTGACATTCAAACGTCGCTATCTTAAATTATGGTTGTAAAACATATATGCAAAACGTATGATGTTAGGGGATGATGCTGTAAGTGCAATGTACAGGCTTTTGAGAAGGAAGAGCAAAAATATCGGCATAAACGAGCTTGGGGTTTTTAAATATGAAATCCCCAAAAAATCAAGCTTAAATGAATATGTCGTTATTAACCATCTGCCTTTTGTTCAGCAAGATACAATAAACGAGGGCGTTGTAAATGTAAATATACACGTTAAGAGAACAGCCAGTGACGAACCAAACACACGAAGGTTGAAAACCATAGCAAAGAACATCCTCGTATTTTTTAAAGATAACACATATCTTGATGGCGCGTATTTTGAATTTTATTCTGATTCGCGACCTACACCCGATAACGATAACACTTATTACATTAATTTAAAATTCAACGTAACGTATAACAATTTAAAAGACTAAGATATGGCAAAAAATGGAAAAAACGGTGTGTATGGCATAGACGACTTTGCCATAGCCGATCCTGCGGCAAATGGTGCTTATCCTACCAGTTTCCCGTTTAAGTTCAAAGCTATCGTTTCCGGTTCGTTGACGTTTAATGACAGCGCACCATCCACCAATGACGTGGAGGTTGAGGATTCGGAAGACCCATATGCAGTGCTTCCTTCGTCAGCGGCAACAAAAGGCTTTACTGCACAGACTTACGACTTGTCACCTGAGGTATTCAAAGCGATTCTTGGCTATACTTCCACCGACAATAAATGGAATAACGAGCAACCAACTGAAACAGAATGTTACAAAGCTGTACAAATCAAAACCAAGGTGCTCGACGATATTCCGGCAAAGGTCTTTCAGTGGTCAAAGATGAAACTTACTGTCACTCGTTCAGGTTCTATCGGCAAGACAGGATTGCCCAACCTTAATATTGAGTTCCGTCAGATGGCTGTGTTTGACGCAGAAGGCAACAAGGTTAGTGGACATCGTTGGGCTATGCTCGAAGACGTTAAAACCGAAATAGACAAAGGAAACGGTGACGTTTAATAAAAAGGATTCTTTATTTTACACAAGCGGTGAGGTAAGGGCATAACCCAAGCCGCACCGCTTTTTAATTTTTATAGCTATGAAAACAGCAGACAAAAAACGTACGGCAGAAACCTTAAAGGAAAAGCCTGTAAAAATAAAAGTTGGTTGGCTTAGTTTTAAAATAAAGCCTCTTACACTTATGCAGATATACGAAATGTCGGTTTTTGCTAACGATATAAAGAAGCCATCGTGGAAAGATGGCGACAAGATAAATATCATTGGTGAAACTATAGCACATGGCAACGATGCACGCCTTATGTGCGAGGTGTTTATAGTGTGTGCTTTTCGCAAGGCTTGGAAACGATACATGTTTGGACGATATATACGTAAGCATCTTAACATCTACGCATTCAACGAGCTTGTGAAATTTATCAGTCTGTCTTTTAACGCAAATTTTTTCTTAACCTCTATAACTTTCCTCACCCAAGCAGTAGTGATGACGGAGCCACAAACGATTCCCCATGGGCAGCAGTCGGAGCAGTGATGAAATATTTCCGTATGAGTTACGAGGAGGTCGTATTTAATCGCTCATACTTAAACATTATGCTTCTTAATCGTTCCATTCCTACGTGGGATAACGACAAGAGCAGCGATAATGATGTTAACACGAATACAGGTAACACAACTAACCGTCAATCAATTAACAAGTCTGTACATGCTTCGGACTTTTTTATGGATATGATGGGATAATATATATACAATATGGCAGCAGACGAAATACTTGGCATAAGTGGACAGTTGGATATTTCTGACATTCAGCAGTCTTTTGATAAGTTGATAAATGACCTGAATTTACTTGGAGTAAAGACGGATGAAGTTAGCTCTAAGATGACTAAGGCATTGAATGAAATTGCTCAAAGTTCGGCTTCTGATAGCGAGAAGACAAAGCAATCCGTGCAGACCTTAAAGCAAGGTATCGAAGAAATTAACAAATCGCTCGCCGATACGCCCGAAGCATTAAAGAAACTTGCATCGGAGGCTCAGACTGCGGAAGCAACCATCGATAAGCTCAAAAAAAGATTATCAGAAACAACCGAAGGATCTCAGAAATGGAATGAGATTAATGAGCAGTTAAAATCTCAGCAGAGCTTAGTAGAGAAACTTAACGACGAATATTTATCAATGTTGGGTACATTCGGCAGTACTCAGCAGTATGTTGGTACTCTCAATGCTGCTATTGATGCCCTGAATGCCGGTCGGTCTATATCAACGGCAGCAACTGGCGCAAATGCGACTGTTCACGCTGGAGCGGCAGCAGCCGTAGGTACTGAAAGCGTGGCACACGGTGCAAATGCAGAAAAGATAGGAGAAGAAACACAGGCTGTAAAAGACAGCACGCAAGCGTATCAAAAAGCAGCCGAAGCAAGCCAACAGCGAGCCGAAACAGCAAACGCCGAGGCAGCGGCACTTGACAAGCTGACGGAGCGTGTCTTGCAAGGCAAAATTAGCGAAAACGAATATATAAAAGCAAAGGAGAGCGCCGAAGAACGTTATCGTCAGTTAATGGACGAGCAGACGAATTTGCTTGAAAAGGAGAAAAAAGCAAGAGAAGAGGCATCTACTTTTAAGGTCGTTGACGGCAATATTGTCGATAGCAACAACGCTCTTAACGCACAGGCAGCGGATGCACTTTTAGAACGTGCTAACAAGCTGAAAAACGAAGCGAATGAAATTGCAAGCAGCTTGCAGCGACTTTCAGAAGCGTACACTTCTACAGCGCAAAAAGCAGAAGCTGAACAAAAGCGAGAAACTGAAAGCACAAACAAAACACTTGATGCGATACGAGCTAAAGAAGATGAGTTAAAGAAACTCAACGAGCAGTTGGAACAAATGGAGGCTCACCATGCAAACGGTTGGGGAGGCGACTTTATTTCATCTATGCGTAAAGGTGAAAATCCATTTGCAACCATTAAAGAGTATTTCGCCGAGGGTGACGCAATCAAGGAAAAGCAACAGCAAATCGCCGAAGTTACGGCAGAGTTAGGAAGATTACGCACAGCATCCGAGGAAGTAAAAGCATCCACAGCTGATATATGGAGTGGAATGTCAAAAGAAGACATCCACACAATCATACAGGAAGACATAAATCAACTGAAAATACTTAAAAGCGAGTATTCCGAAATTGTGCAGACTTATGGCAAGAACAGCGACAAAGCGGAAGAAAACAAACGAAAGCAAGGGGAAATAACACAAGAAATTATTCAAGGCAAGGAGAAATTGCGCGAAATGGGTACGTCTTACGAAGATGTAGCCAAGACGGCGAAGAAGACAGCCGAAAACACAAAAGAAATTGGTGAAAATGCCCATAAGTCAGGAAAGAATATAACTGGATTATTTGGCAAGGCACAAGGCGTATTTTCCAACCTGAGTAATGGTAATTTTTCAGGACTTTTAGGTATGGTCGGCAAGGCTGGCATATATGGTGCAGTCGCTGTCGCTATTGGCAAATCTGTGCAATGGTTATCACAACAGGCAGAATCACTGCGTGTGGCTATGGCGCCATTGAAGACATATCTGGATGAAGGTACACTGGAGGAATTACGCCGTCAGTTTGTCGAAATTGAATACTCAAGTAGTCACAGTGCCGAAGAAATGGCAGCAGCTGGAACACGTTGGGTAAAATACTTTGAAGGTTTGCGAGACAATGCACACGCAATAGCAGAGGTTACAAAAAATTCAAATGATTTAGCAACCGTACTCGGCACTACTTCCGATAAAGCAGCCGAATATCAACTAAAAATCGCCGGAGCATATCATCAGTCGGCACTTGAAGCAACACACAACAACGCAATAATAATAAATGCGTCTAAACAATCAACGGCAACGTATGAAGAAATGGCGCAAACACTGGCGTCAACAGCTAACAGAGCACAAAATGCTGGTATTTCATTAAAAGAACTTGCAGCAGCAGCAGCTTATGGAAAAAGAACATTTGGAAGTGCAAATGAAGCGGCATCTTCTTATGTTATGATGATGACGCGACTTTCTACACAAGCAAAAAATGAATATAATCCAGCGGTTGTAGGTGCGACAAAAGCACTTACGAACCTTTCAAAATCACAGGAACTTAACGACACTTTAACGTCCTTATTAGGAAAAAGACAAGCGTCACTCGCAAAAGTATTTGTACAAAACGCCGCCGCTATTACAAAAATGAGAGACGGCTTAGACAATGAAGCAAGCGCGGCAGCAACCGTGGCAGCGGCAGAAGGCAAGATGGTAAACGTGGAGAAACGATTGCAAAATGCCAAAAAGGCACTGGCACATGAGGTAAATGCAAACTTGACCCCTGCGTATGCCTCGTTTGTTGAATACTGTACATACTTTGCTAAAACAATAGGACAGGTTACAAATGCTATAAAAAAGGGAATAAAACCTGTTGTAGATTATATTGCAAGTAGTATAGCCTCACTGGACAAAAAATTAGGAAATAGTAGATTTTCTACATTATTAGGAAAGGGTTTGAAGGGTATAGCCTATTTCGCAAACCCTCTGGTCGCAATGACTACAGAAAACATGATGAATGATAAGAAAAGAACGTCACGACAAGAACATCTAAAGCAGATATATAATGAAGAATTAAAAAAAGCGGGCGAGCAATCGCCCGGCAAAGCTTATTTAAAGGCGGCAAAGAGAATCGCCAACAACGGCTTGATGTCGAAAGAGGATAAAAAATACTTGCAGTCGTTAATGTCAGACACAAGAACGCTAGCCAATTCAAAGCCAACGGACCAAGGACTTGCGATAGGCGAGCAAAATGCCATTAAGGACAAGAGCGGACAAAACAAGCTAAAGCAATTGCAAGAACAGCAGCGCAAATTCCGTGAGGAAGAGGCCGAGCGAGAAGCAAAGGAGCTTGCTGCAAGCGAAAAAACAAAATGGGACTTGTATGTGGCTGAAAAAGAAGCGGGCATCTTGCGACTTGAAAGCGCAAGCGAAAAAGAAGTGGCTCAGCACAAACTCGATTACGAAAAACAGAAGCACGCAATAAAAGAGGAGCAAAAGAACCTTTTAAACGCAAATATCGCAGCAGCAAAACAAGCATACGACAAGAACCCAGAAAACAAAAATAAGGAGGGTTTCTATGCCAGTGGTTTGCATAAGAAAGTAACACTCACAAGCGACCAAAAGGCACTTATTAACGCAAAATACGAAGCCTTGGAAGCACAGGAGAATGCTTATGACTTGGCACAATTAAAGAAGAAGACACAAAGCCTTTATGACTATCTGAAGGAATACGGCACTTTCAAGGAGCAACAACTCGCAATCGCTAAGGAATACGATGCAAAAATAAAGGAAGCGGAAGCACAGGGTGACACCTACAAGGTAAAAACCTTGCAGGCAGAAAAAGCGAAGCAAGTCGGAACTGTTAGAGCTAACGAGATAGAAAGCAAAATAGACTATGCAAAGGTATTCGGCGAATTTGGCGTAATACTCGAAGACCAAATGACCGAAATTTTGAAAACAATGAAGGACTTTTCTAAAACTGACACTTTTAAAGCAAAGTCACTTTCAGAACAAAAAGACTTCCTATCTCGTATGAATGAGTTGTCCAATCAGTACGGCACAAGCAAATGGGGAGATATTAATTTTTCACAACTTGGCAAACTGATTAACGACTACAATCAGAAATTAGAGAAAAGAAATAAAGCAGAGGAAAAGCTCAACGAATCAAGTAAGAAGTTAGCAGAAGCACAAGAAGCCTATGAAAAGGCGATGAAGAGCGGCAACGAAATACAAATACTTGACGCAACAGGAAATCTCGATATTGCACAGAAAAAGAACGACAGCAACAGGCAAGCATTAGCAAATGCTGATGCCGACCTTGTAGGAGCACAAAGCAATGTTACCGATTCAGCGCAGAAACTTAGCAGTACTTTGAACTCACTTGATACGCTTCTTCAGAATATGAAAAGCGGCTCAATTTCGAATGTTTGGGATTCATTCGTGGATTTTGACAAAAAGGTTAATGGTGGTAAGGCAACACAGGCAGTTACGGACACTATAGGAAAACTGCTCGGCAAAGCATTTGAAGGTAAAACGGACTTGGTGTCTCAGATTATCGGAGCGGTTCTTAATTTGTTAGATGTAATCGCAGAGCAAGGAATAGGCGGAATAGTCGGAGGTTTGATTGACTCTGTACTAAGTGCTGTTAATGGTTTGCTTGACAATATCTTGAGCGGAGATATTATTAAACAGATTACAACTGCACAAATAAAAGGAATCGGTAATATTCTTGACACTATTACCGGTAACATTGGAAGTATTCTGTCCTTTGGAGCATTGTCTTCTAAGGGTATATCCTCATGGTTTACAAATTCAAATGCCGAAAAGGTAGAAAAAGCAATTAATAAACTATCAGACAGAAACGAGAGCCTACAACAATCAATAGAGGACTTGAACGACACGATGAAGAATTCAAGTGGGGAAAAGTCTGTGGAAGCGTACAAAGAGGCTTACAAACTCCAAGAAGAGCAAAATGAGAATTACAAGAAGATAGCGCAAGAGCAAGCTGGCTATCACGGTGCTCATCACTCTTGGAATTATTATTGGAATGGCTTCAATGATGAGGAGATCGAACGAATAAAAAAAATAACTGGCAATGAGAATTTTAGCGGTAATATCTGGGACTTGACACCCGAGGAAATGAAGAAACTCCGTGGTGGTGCGATTGACATTTGGGAAAAAATCAAAGACACAGGCAAGGGCGGTTATGGAGACAGACTTGCCGATAAATTGGATGATTATATCGACCAAGCCGACAAATTGCAAGACTTAACAGACCAGATAAACGAGAGCTTGACACAAATATCTTTCTCTTCCATGAGGGATGACTTTATCTCTAAGCTTATGGATATGCAAAGCACGGCAGAAGATTTTTCCGAAAACTTTGCTGAAATGATGCAAAAAGCGGTCCTAAGATATGGTTTGGAAAACTTGATTAATACAGACCTTAAAGGATTGTATGAGAAATGGGGAAGTAAGATGCAGGAAGGACAGCTTTCAGAAGACGATATTAATAAATTTAAGGAGGAATATGACAAGATAGTACAGAAAGGCATTGAAGAAAGAGATTATTGGGCGCAGATTACGGGCTACGCCTCACAATCGCAGCAGACGGCAACTGAAAAGGGAATTGAAGCAATTACAGCAGACCAAGCAAGCAGTCTTGTTGGTATCGGTTATGCTATACAAAGTGCCGTTGAGCTGGGTAACACAACACGTACACAAATAAGTGTTGACATAAGCGTCATGCGCAACTATGCAGAAACCGTAGCAGCTAACATGTCAGAAATGCGAGATATACAACACGAAGGATTGGGGCAGCTACAGCAGATAGTAAAAAATACAGCTCCTATAATCCTTATTCGTGAGGACATTGCAAGTATGTATAAAATTATGAAAGACAGGTATTAACATGAGAAATCAAGCTTTTATTAAATTAGTCAACGAGCAAGATGATGCTTATGTTGACATTGACACGTTTGGAGTAACGCTTACAAGGGGATGGCGAGAAGCCTTGCTAACCCCTGCTCCAATGAAAAGTTATGTAACAAATGACAGTCGCTTAGAACATGGTACGGCCATTATAGCATCTGCAAAATATGCAAAGAAAGACAAACGCGATGTGAGTATTTCTTTTCTTCTTGAGGGCACAACAGAAAGTGACTATCTCGAAAAATATGAAAAGTTCTTATCCAAGATAGCCTATAATGGGGAGATTTGTCTAAAAGTACCATGTCTAAAACGTGTCTTCAAAGTTGTTTACACACAATGTTCCAAATATGGAGACTATGGATTGAAAAAAGGTAACTTTACACTCAGATTAACAGAAAACAACCCAAACGATAGAGAAACGTTATGATTAATATATACAACATAGACGGCAGTGTGCTGATGCAAGTGCCTGTAACAAAAGAAGCAAAACGAGAAGAGGAATTGTCAAAATCTGATTACATTTCTCTTTCGTTTAATGCTGCCGTCAAAGTTGTATTACCTGTTGGCGCATACATCGAATATACATATTATATTGACGATGTACGCACAGTTACTCGTCAGTTTCTTTTGCTTGAGCCATACGAGCCAACACAATCAAGCGAAATGTCGTGGAAGTACACGCCTGAATTTCAGCACCCTAAAATGGCGTTAAGTAAAATTCCATTCTATACAACGATTAAAAACTCTCAAAATGAGGTTATAAAGCAAACGAACTGGAGCTTTATAGGTGTGCTGTCTACGTTAATGGGGAAAATATGTGATTTTCTTAATAACGACATTAAATTTGGTAATTGCGGATGGAAAGCTCAGACAACAAATACATTGCCAAATGCAATAAATGTGTCTTTTGCTGACAACGACGTTTTGTCTGCATTGACATCTATTGCCAACGCCGTAGGAGATAATTGTGAATATCATATTGATTACGACAACGAAATTATATATTTTGGCAAAGTTGTGATTGGTGATACGCCATTAAATTTAGTGGTTGGAGAAAATGTTGGTGTACCGTCAATATCTGAGAGCAGAGAGAATTATTATAATGCTTTCACGGTTTTTGGTGGTACTCGCAATATAACACAAACAAACAGTAAAGGAGAAAACATCTCGTCCAGTGATATACGTCTGCAATTAGAAGCAGGAAATGGATCTATTGATGTTGACGGCAAAAACTACAACTACAGCATAGATAGTTTCTCAACGATGGACCTCAGACAAGACAAACAAACAGAACCTTTATTCACCAAGGTGCTGAATTTTTCTGATGTTTTCCCTTCTCTAAATACATACGTGTATAATGTGCGAGGACGAAAGAAGTATGTATTAGACAGTACAACTAACCAAAAGATACCGCTTACACGCAATGCAGACGGTTCTGTTGCAACATACAAGACTTTTACCGTATGGTATATGCGACTTGCTTATTGTACAACGGAAAAAGTTAATGACAAGACACCGGTAAATACCACCAACGACAACGGTACAACGCATTATTGGTATGACTTTGAAGTTACCGATGATTTGATTATTGCCGAAAAAAAACTGTCATGCTCGTTTGAGCCAAACTTGAATGCAAATGCGTTGTCTACACTTTTGGCAGGACGTGGCACTAATGGGGAATACGTAGGTTTTGAACTTAATTATCATAAAAACAGTTCATCCAGCCATGAATCCGATGATGTGTCAACAACTAAATTCAACATTCTTGCAGGAGATTACGAAATTATTTATCAACAAGATAACAATGTCATTGTACCAACGAATGCCGACGAGCAACTTATTCCGCATGGAGAATCATTGCCGTCGTTAAAGTGTAACATCACTGTATTGTATAATATAGCTATGTCTGACGTGTATAAAACAGATGCGCAAACAAGGTTATTAAACAAAGCAAAAGCAGAGATAATACGATTAATGTCCGATTTGAATAATTATACATTCAAATCCTACCCACAGGTTTTTGAGCGTAAAAATCCACATCTGCAAATTGGACAAAACGTAATGTATAATGACGGACAAGGGTACAAACTCAACACGCGAATTTTAAAATTATCAACTAATATTGATTTTGATTTTATCCAAGAAATCACAATCGGTAATCAGACGATAAAAGGAACAATAACTCAGCTAAAAGAGGATGTACAATCAATTATTACGAATGGAAATAATGCAAGTAATGGATATACTGTTTCACAGATAAATAATATTATAGCCAAATATGGCTTACGATATTTTCTTTCCAAGAAAAATCCAGATACGGCGCAGAAGGTGATAACCTTTATGGAGGGCTTAAAACTGGGCAAAGATGGGAAGAAGGGACTGACGGGCGAAGGTGCGGCTACGCTGAGTACAGTTGTTGTGGATGAGGTGCGTGACCCTAAGAGCACCGAGCAAGACCGCGTGATTGTCGGTGCGCAGGGTTTTGACCTCTATATGGGCAAGGACGGCAAGAGCCACCTCTACATTGACTACCTGACGACAAGGACGAAATTCTTCGCAGCGAGCGCTGAGATAAGAAAGGTGAGCTATTCGGGCGGCACTACACTCTTCTCAAACGCTGGCAGCACGATAATGAAGGTGGCTCACGTACTGGATGATGCAGGAGTGACTATAGGCTACAAGTGCTACGCTGCCGCTGACGACGGCACAACACGGACGGCTAACTGGTGGCATGTGGGCATGATGGCGCTGTGCCAGACCTTCAACGTGAAGGCGGGTGAGACGGAGAACCTTCAGAACCGCTACTACTGGCGTCTTGTGGTGGGCACGGGACAGGAAACATTAGAGGACGGCAAGCTGTATGACTACGTGATACTGTCAAACAAGAGGACGTTCATGGGCAGCGAGGCTTGCGTGCCGGTGACATCGCAAAGGGTGATAGGCGCTGACGGCAAGGCGTTAGTGTTCGGCGACGTGATGATACAGGTGACCACAACGGGCGAGAAGCAGAGCTTGGCGGCGGTGTTCGAGGAGCAGGAAGGCAAGACTACTGACGACGGCAACAACGTCATAGCAAACCGCATGTTCTTCGGCTACGAGCCAGCCGCGGACGGAGGAGAGCCTGACGTGCCGCAGCCCTACGACGTGATAGTACAGGCGGGAGACCAGATACAGTGGAACCGCTTCGGCAACCTCTACAAGCTGACGACATCGACGGAGGACGGAAGCGACAACGGAAACGATCCTGGCATTGCGATGTATCATGCGATGGGTGCGCCTTACAAGACGGGGGACACGGTGAATCCGTACCAATGGAAGACGCTGACTTCGTTAGATTCCCCTCTCCTTGTGCTCAAGAATGCCAAGAACTTCAAGTTCTTCACCGATGACAACCCTGACAATATCATCGACCCTGTGACGGTGACTTACGACCTTGTACCATCCTCGGAATATATCATCCGCAAGCCGAACTCGCAGACGGCGACGCCGAACGACATTACCTTCACGCTTCGCAAGCGCACGGGCAACGTGACTGAGGACATGAAGGACGGCTATGTGCTGACGGCGGACTACACTACCACGGACGGCGCAAGCAAGAGCGGCGTGGCGATAAACCGCCTGTCTGACATCGGCGTAAGCTTCTACCTCCTCGCTTCGGTGACGGTACGGGCAACTGTCAAGGCGGACAACACCACCGTAACGCTGACACTTCCGATTCTTTCCGACGGCGCTAAGGGCGACACGGGCACAAGCTTTAAGGTGCTCGGCTACGCTCTTGCCCATGCCAAGACATACGCGGAGCTACAGCAGATAACGCCTACGGACGGCGGTCTGTATCTTGTGGACGACACAACGGGTATGGAAGGCGGCGGAAAGAAGCCCTGCGTGGTGCAGTGGAAGAACGGCAAGTATATCGTGTGTGACTCAAACGACGGCGACTCGTATAAGATAGGCGAAATACTCTGGACAAATACTGGAACCTACTGGCTTGACATCGGCAGCGTGAAGGGAGAGGGTGTGGTGATATCGGACATGAGCGTGACGTACGCCATCTCTGACAGCGCTACGGTGACACCTACGGAATGGCAGTCAGCCATCATCGCCGCCACCGACGCGAAGCCCTATCTCTGGACGAGGACAACGGTGACCTACAAGGATTCGGAGGGAGAGCATACGACGGTGTCATACGCCATAGCCTACAAGGGCAAGGACGGCGACAAGGGAGACCCCGGAGCAAACGGCCAGGACGCGGTGGAGTTTATCGTCAAGAACGCTCCTCTTGTATTTGATACAGACCAGAACGGCGTGGTATCGGCAAGTGTCAGCAAGACTGCCACAATACAAGTGATGCGTTCCGGTAAGAACATCACATCGGAGGTGAGAAATCTTTTCCCAAGCAACAGCAACATAGGATGCGGAAAACCGACGCTGACAAAGCAGGAGGACGGCATAGGCGTGACGATATCGGGGGCTTCGATAAACAAAGACAGCACGCTCGGTGTGAGTGTGACGAGCGGATACGTTATCGTGTATATGACTATCGGAGGTACGCTGTACTCTCAGCAGATACCCTTTATGGTGAACGTGGCGAAGTTTACGGGCGCTATATCGGCTGACAACAAGAAGCTGCGGACGGACTATACGGAGCTGACGAACCGTGTTGGCACTGTGGAGACGGACGTAAACGGCATCCCCATCAAGACGCAGGGAGAGCTGACGAAATACACCTCGACCATTGAGCAGACGGCCCGTGAAATATCGCTGAAGGTGAGCACTGCCGTCTTCGAGCGACGCAACCTCCTCCCCGGTTCTGCCTTCCGCAAGCAGGGTGAGGGATGTGACTTTATGAGGTCGAAGATTGTGTGCAGTATGCCTTTTGACGGCACAAACATACTTTTGGCTGCGGAAGCGAAAGCGGCTGGTCCGCGATGGAACGGGGCTGGCAGCACGCGCAACATACATGTAACGAAAGGCAAAGAGTATACGCTGGCGTTCTGGGCGCGTGCAAAGTCGGTGGCAGTAAGAGTGCTGGGCGAAGTAAGGTGGAAAAAGTCTGCTACAGACACGAGTTATCCTGCGGGTTATGCAGGTCCTGCTGGCAGTGCAAACCTCGGTGTCGAAAGCGTATCGCCAGCAGAAGGCTGGCATTTGTACCGCCGTACGTTCACCGTCGCCGCCGATGCCGCCTACGAGTGGATTGACGTGTGCTGCTTCAAGGCTGACAATACAACGGCTAATGAGCAGGTTTACTTCGCCCGTCCGATGCTTATAGAAGGAAGCGCTGAAGATTACGTCTGCTGGGGCCTGTCGCCTAATGATTATAACTATATAGGCGGCAACCTACTTGACAACACCCGCACGTTTGCCAAAGGCGGCAATCTGACACGAATGGATGCTTCGGTGGTAACTAACGAGTCGTACAACAACGGATGCTCGGTAATATATGCCAACGCTGCGTCCAAGTTCATAGAGATGGTGCAGTGGAGTGTTGCTCCTTTTATCAAGAAAGGCGAGGACTATATGTTTTCGTTCGTAGCGAAGGGTAGCGGTACTCTCAGTGTGTTCATGTGGAATGGCTCTAATCTAAGCATATTCGCCGAGGACAGCGAACACAGTACGACGTCGAGCAACGCGGACGGAGAGCGCAGCCTGCCCCTCACGGACGAGTGGAAGCGCTATTGGGTGCACTGGAGGTCTGAGGGCACGGGATTACCTAACTACGCTCTTATACGCTGCGTGCAAGGCAGCAAGGCGTGGGTGACAATGCCGAAGTTAGAGGTCGGAGCAACTCCTACCGACTGGACGGATTCGGAGAGCGGATACGTGGAAAACAGCGACACGGTGGCCAAGATACTGCGGACAGGCATAGACATCGAGAACGGCAAGATAACACTCGATGCCAAGAACACGATAGTAACGGGTAATCTCTCGCTGTACGGCACGCTGCGACGGAAGGTGACAAATATCACAAAGGAAAACATCGGACTATACGTCAAAGAAAGTCCATTGGGATATGAGCTATCCGATCGCTTTTGGGAAGAAGGCAGAGGCTGGGTAAATTTCACTCAGGGATGCTTGGATAACTACGACCTCGGCGGTAATTCTTTTTCTATTATGGCACCATCTATCTTCGAAGGCATGACTGATACCGAGAAAGACTTTGTAAGAAGTCTCGTAGGATGCCAGATAAGCCTATATAACAACAGCGGAAAGATGATGGCAATAACAGGAGACTGTTATAGAGGCCCTCTCGGAGAAATTCCGTCAAACTTTAATTCTTTTGGATTGCCGTCGGGCCACTTCTTGCATCTGATTTGCACGTTAGGCAGTTATCAGATGAGCGGCGAGGAAGCCGTGGCGTGGCAACTTAACGGCGGACGAACATTGTAATGCAAGGGCAGGCAGGAAGGATTGAGAGGCTGGCAAATAATAAATACTAATTAAATAAAATAAAAGACGGATGAAGAACATTGTACGAGGAAATGACTTTACGCTGCGCATTCCCGTCAGGAAGATGGTGAACGGGGAGAGCTTTGCCTTTCCGCTGCCGGGCTGTACGGACGTGGCGGTGAACGTCGTAAACAGCTATCGTCGCGTATCACTGTCATACACCATCGACGTGAAGGAGGACAATGTGCTGAACGCACGTGTGGAGGGCGACCAGCTTGCCTGTGGCGTGTATGCCTTGGAGGTGAAGGGAAAGCTGTTCGGCAACGACTGGCGCTCTAACGAATACGAGCAGTTCGGCATCGTGGACAACAACGCTGCGGGCGGCACGGTATTCGAACCGCAGGAGGGTGAGGACTCGGTGGAGATGGACACGGCCATGGTGGTGCTGGCTCCTGAAGCAGACCTCTCCTGGCTGATAAGCGACGTGGGAGAGACGCTGAAACGTGCTGAGGCTACCATCACGGACGTGGAGAAGCGCACGGACGCGGCGTTAGGCAATGTGGCTACTGCCGTAGGCAATGCGGACAAAGCCGCCGAGAACGCAAAAGCGCAAGCGGAAAGGGCGAAGGCACAGGCTGATCATCCTAACATCATCGGCGAGGACGGCTACTGGATGAAATGGAACGAGGAGACAAACGAGTATGTGCGTACCGACATCTACAGCCGAGGAACCATCGACTACCCTACGTTTGACGTGAACGAGGATGCGGAGCTGGAGGTTACTATCACTGACGGGTCGGACAAGCGTTTTGAACTCAACGATGAAGGGGAGCTTCTGATAAACCTGAACAACAACATTTAAAAAAAACAAGAGCATTATGAACGAAAAAGTAAATTTAGGAAGGGTAGGCTTCGTGCCGAGGGGTGCTTACAACCCTGATACCACCTATAAGAGGCTGGCTGTCGTAACCTACAAGAATTGCACCTATGCAAGCCGGAAGGATGGCAATGTAGGACATGAGCCTGTAGGTGATGACGAATGGTGGCAGCGCATCGTGGACGGACAGACTGCCTACGACGGAGCGGTAAAGGCTGACAAGGCGGCTGACAGAGCCAATGCCAGTGCAGATGAAGCAGACCGCATCAACAATGAGGTGCAGACAGCCGAGGATGTCCGTATCAAGGCAGAAGACGTGCGTACTGAGAACGAAAAGACACGTGTCAGCAACGAAAGCAGACGCATCGAAGCCGAGATCGTACGCATGGAATCTGAAACGACCCGTTCGGACAATGAGCGCCAGCGCAGTCTGAACGAGAAGCAGAGGGTAAGCGACGAGGAGTCGAGAAAGACAGCCGAGAGCACCCGCAACACCAATGAGGCTGACAGGGTGAGAAATGAGGACAGAAGGACGGAAGCAGAGAATGTCCGCGTCTTGCATGAGACAGTGAGAGTGGGTGCAGAGAACGACCGTATCGCAGCCGAGACTTTGCGTTTGTCTGCCGAGGACGGACGCAAAGTCGCTGAGATAAAACGTGAACAGGCAGCTACAGAGAACAAGGCGGCGACGGACAAGGCTGTAAAAGATTGCCAGCAGGCTGTGAAGGACGCACAGGTAAGCGTGAGATATGAAGCTGATACTTACTCAATCGTGATAACAACCGGAAAGGAGGAGTAAGGGCTTATGGCAGACAACAACATGATAAACGTAGTGGCGCTGACGGAGGCTGCCGAGCTGAAGGACGGTGACACGCTGCTGCTTATCCGTGATGACGGGAAAGGAGGCAAGACGTGCTTCCGCATCGAGGGACGGTCGTTCCGTGGCAAGAGCGCCTATGAGGTGGCGAAGGAAAACGGCTATGAGGGTACGGAGGAAGACTGGAAGAATCAGACCAAGAAAGTGGCTGACTTTGACGTGAGCTTTGACCCTATGGACGGATGTCTGGTGATAACTAAATGAAAAAAAGCAACAATAAAAAAAACAAAACAGATTATGGCAAAGACAGAAACAAGGGTGAAGGTGGTCTTCACCAAGGCCGGCGAGGCGTACAGCGCTACGCAAGCTTACCGTCTGCATGACTACATCGTGCTGGGCGGCGTGACCATCTACGCTTGCAAGAAGGTGGACCCGGCAACGATGACGTGCGTGGGCCATCCGCTGACGGACACGGCATATTGGGACAAGTTCATGGACATTGCTGACTTTAAGGCGGCTGCTGAAAAAGCTACGGCTTCCGCTAACGCTGCTGCAAAGAGCGCTACGGACGCGGCAGGAGCGGCGAATACGGCGAAGACGAATGCGGACACGGCTATGGAGGCTGCGAACGCTGCCGCATCCGCCGCTAATACGGCGAAGACGAATGCGGACACGGCTACGGGTAAGGCAAACACCGCTGCTGCGGGAGCAGAGAAGGTAAACGCAACTATCACAGCCGACAACGTGCTGAAGGTGACGGACAGAACAGGTGCGGAGACATCGCTGTCGCTTGCCGAGAACGCCGCGACTGTGAAGAAGCTGACGGAGCTGGAAGAAACTGACGCTACACACGCAGCACGCCTCTCTTCCCTGGAACAGGCAGTGGGCGATATGGGAGGAACGGTGGACAGCTACTACATAGGCAGTCAGGACACAACAAAGGCTTCTCCCGACATCATCGAGGCGAGTACCAACACTGGCAAGCAGATGTTCCAAGACATGTATCGCCCCTTCCTCATCAATCACGATGAAGCTAAGGAAGGCGTGGAGGTGATGCCCGCCGACGAGCTGAAGCGCAACAACTGGCTGCGCTTCGCAGACAACAGCTTCGCTCCCGCCGTCGGCATCACTGAGGAGATGAAGGCAGAGTGCGACGTGGAGCTTTATCTCGATGCCGAGCATACTCAGAAGTATTGCGATGCCGGCGCATTTGACGCTGAACGCTTCTACAACCAGTACGGCATGACGCAGAAACTATATAATGCGGAAGGCAATGCGGTGCGCATCCTGCGTCCTTGGGAGACGACATCCAAACAGTACAGCATCAAGGTGGGTGACCCTGCGGTGAACTATCTCCTCGACGACTATCCCGCATCGGAACCAGACATACTCTACCGCGGCATCCTCAAGAGCTACCGCGAATATAAGGGTATGAAGCCTCGCAAGCTCGATCCTACGCTCATATCTCCCTGCTGCGATACAAGTATCAAGGATACGGACGGCAAGGTGAAGTTTCGTTCGTTCTTCTATCTGTATAATGCAGGAGACGACAAGACAAAAGGTAGCATGGGAGCGAATGGAGGTTCTATGTTTGCAGAGAACGGCGCTTATCCCCGCGTGACTGACGTACAGCAGCTAACGAGTATGGATTATGCAAGAAACAACAACTTCGACAAGACGAAGACATATCCGTTTGCGGAGGCTGGGTATCACGCCTATAACACCTTCGTCTGCGCTCACGAACTGCTTTACGGTACGAACTATATCAATGAGCCTGACAATCTCTTTTCGTCCGGCACGTCCTCTTCAGACCGGTGTGACAACGAGGCAACGTGGGCCAAATATGGTGGCGTGCGTATCAAGACGGGCGACGGGGAATGGAAATATCTCAATTGGAGCACTACTCCTAACTGGATATACAAGGACGCGAACGGCGCAACTATTGGCAGTCACATGTCCGCATGGCTTAACAAGGAAGCTCCGAAATGGCGTGCCAACGAGGCGCAGATGGCTCTTTCGCTCGCGGCAGAGACTGGCATAGCCGAGAACACCGAATTTGAATTCTACGGGAAGACATATTGGTATGTCACACCTCCTAAGGCAAAGGGGCTTGTTGACGGATATATGAACGCCCGTGTATATTGCAAGATGATCTCCGAGTGGCAGGGCTATGACGCTGTTGGCAATCCCCAAACCTACACAATCGAGGCAGTCCTGAGACAGGGCGTTATGGACGGAGTGAGCACGGCGGGCGACATCTTCCATTATCGCGGAGGCGGCTATGAGATGGTGGCGACAAACCATTGTACCGAAACCAACGGACAGAACGGCGTGAACGACATGGACGTTTATCTGATGACCGATCAGCGCCAGTGGCACAGCGACAAGACGTATCAGAAACCTAACTTGGGGGCATTCGTTTTTGAGAACGCTTACGACCATGTAGTTCACATTGAAAAGATAACGTCTGGGTATATGAAGCAACGCTATGCTCCTTCCTGCGTTATCAAGACAGGCGGCGTAGGCCGCACAACTGGTGTTTGTGCGTACAGCGAGAACAGCAACTGGTACTCAAGCCAGCCGGACCTCCGCGTCCGTGCAGCCGTGCGCTTCGGCGGCAATGCCCTTTACGGCACTTGCGCTGCGCGTTCTGTGTCTGCGACTACTGCGTGCCCGCTTGCGCATTGGTCTCATGGCGGTTCGGCTCAATGCCTTTTCAGCAAGCGCAGATAGGCGCAGCCCCGCTGCAAGCGGAAAAAGACGGCGCAACCGTCTGTACAAGCAGCGGACAAGCGGCAAGACATATCTCCCCGCCGTCCCGTCAAGGGATGGCGGGCGAACAATAAAAATGAAAATCCTCGCGCCTTGTGACAAGACAAGCATCGGGACTTGTCCCCTGAAATACGAGAGTGAGGTTGCAAGAATGTTAAAGACACCAGCCGTGCGCTTCGGCGGCAATGCCAATAACGGCAATTGCGCTGCGCGTTATGTGAATGCGAATAATGCGTGCACGAATGCGAATTGGTATAATGGCGGTTCGGCTCAAGCCCAAGAAAAGGATTAATCTTAATGTACATATATAAAATATAAACCGAATATGTGTCTTTATCATGCCCCGGAGTGGCGAATTAACACACAAGACGAAGCGGCATTGTCCGTTGTCAGTTGTACGGCAGCGGAAGGTGACGTGGAGCAGTGGCGCAGAGTGTCACTGCTGGCTCAAAAGGCTTGAAAACAACAACAAACATGACATATAAAGAAAAAGATGTTACGTGGCAAGAGGTGGAACAGGCGGCACATGATGCCGTAAGAGGCCACCTCAATAAGGCGACTGTGACGGAGTTCTGCCGAGACTGGGAGGAGAACGTCGCTCTCGTCCTCGCCATGATTCAAGATGACACATACGTTGAGCATATATCGTACCGCCAACTTGTGAAGAGGAACAAGAACGGCAAGGTGCGGCATATAGACTCTCCTACTCTCGTGACTCGCATACTTCAGTATGTGTTTATAAACAGGGCGAATACACTCTATGAAGCCCTTGACAACAAGGCTGCTCTGAACTGCAAGACGGGGTGTGGCCTGAACTCGAAAACACTGCGCCTCTCGGTGTGCCATCGCGTAAAACATCTTTTCTACGACCAGAGGGACGTGAATTACATCGCCCTCGCTGACCAGCGTCACTGCTACGAACACGTCAGGACAAAGACGTTCCGCAGGGCAATTAAGGAGATGGGCGTGAGAGGGTGGCTCGTCGATTATGCCTGCAATGTGACGATGGTGGACGGCAGACTTCCCATCGGCACTCCGGTAAGCCCGCTTGCACACCACATCATCATGCTCGGCTTCGACCTTGCGATGTCGGCCAGCTATCCGTTCTACGTGCGCTATGCAGACAACATCCTCATAGGCACGAACAGCAAGCAGGAGGCTCACGCAGCATTGTGGAGGGTGAAGCAGAGATGGTGGTACGGCATGGGCATAAGGGCGAACCGCTGGGACAGCCGTGTACTGCCGATACGCGGTGAGGCAGTGGACTTCTGCGGTACGGTGTATCATCGCACGGAAGGCAAGAGCCATGCCGACCACGGTAAGGGCTTTGCCACCGTCCGCAAGAGTACGGCAGAGTCTGCCAAGGCAGCGACTCCACAGAACTGGCCATGCTACTTCGGACAGCTTAAGGGAGCAGACACGTTTAACTTGATAAACTCAATACAGGAGAAAAACATGAAATTATCAGATTTGACGAGCAAGGTGCGCATCGACAGAAAGATGGATGCGAAACAGGTATTCCCGAAGGACATGGTGGGCGTGGTGATGGACGTTCTGGACTACGAGATACGCCAGAACACACGTGGGGAGAACAACTGGATAAAACTGCTGATGTGTATGGACGAGATCGGCCAGGACGGAATGCCGACCGGCAAGAAGGTGGTGCGTGAGATGCACGGCGACCTTTCCGGACTGTACCGGTATCTGAGTCTGTGCGAGAAGGCATTCGGCGGCAAGCGTGCGATACTGCCTATCGAGGAGGCGGAGATAGAGAATTCCTGCGGCTACATCTTCAAGGGATCGACTAACATGATGATGTATCTTGAGGACTACGTGGCGCAGATGGAAGCGTCCGAGGGTGTAATGCACGTAGCGCAGCCTGTCGTTCCGGCAGCGACTGCATAAGGATAACCATTAAAAAAAATGATATGATAGCAAAAAATTACATTGAGCTGCCTACCGAAGGTTTAGTACGTGGCAGCATGCTCGACGAGGGCAATGCGGTGACAGTGTATCTTGACATCCGTGATGAGGAGCGTCCTTCGATGTCGGGAAATCCGGAGTCGGGCGTATCGGAGACAGAGAGAGTGAAGGTGGGCTATGCGGTGCGCTGCCTGAAGCCGTTCAGCGAGGAACGTGCCGTTAACGCAGCGGTGCAGACGGCATTCGGTCTGCGTGACGAAGCGGATCTCTCACGCTTCAATGCTGACATGGCGATGAAGATGGCTGACGGCAGCGGTGACGAGACAGTGACGGACTACAAGCAGTTCGTGACGTGGGTGCGCCTGGAGCTTGCAAAGGCGACTGGCAGCATGAATGCGCTTGAGGCGGCGAAAGCGCAGATGCTGATGGAGATAGAGGCTTACGACACCTCGTCGGCTGTGAACGGCTTTATGCTGAACGGAGAGAGGGTGTGGCTGGACAAGGCTACGCGTGTGGGTCTGATGAACTCGACGAACATAGCAAAGGCTATGGGCGAGACGACCACAACGCTCTGGCTGGGCGGCACCCAGATGACGGTGAGCTGCGACAAGGCGATACAACTGCTGTCGGCTCTGGAAATGTATGCCCTGCAATGCTATAACGTGACGGCTCAGCACAAGGCTGCTTTGGAGGAGTTTTCCTCCATTGAGGAGGTGCTGAAGTACGACTTCAAGACAGGTTACCCTGAACAGCTAAAGATGGAGGTGTAGGCGTATGGCAGTGGCATTGATAATGTACATGCTCTTCATTGTGACGGCAATGTATTATGCGGTGGCGAAGGGCAGACCTACGATGGTGAGTGAGATTTATTACGGGATGGGGCGTAACTGGCTGATGCCTCTCCTGCTTGTGGCGATGGCTTTCACGTTTCTCCCTACGATGCTTGATATGGGAGACTTCGATGCGGCGGCTTTTCTGACGTGTGCGGGTCTGGCTTTCGTGGGCACTGCTCCTGCCTACCTTGAGGAGGGGGACAGAGCTGTGCATAAGACGGGGGCTATCGTCTCGGCTTTGGCGAGCGTGATGTGGGGACTGGCGACAATGCCCGCCGTGGTGGCTGTGTACGGTGTGGCTGCTGTGGTGGCTGCTGTGACTGACCGTCGCTGCTGGCTGTTCTGGTGCGAGCTGTGCGCGATAAGCTGTGTGGCGGCGATAATAGCCCTTAAACGTATAACGGGCCTCACTGAGCCTGTCTAAGCCTCTTTGAGGGGCTGCTTAATGGGCGCAAATAATAGATAATAACAGACAAATAATAAATAAGAAGATGACACCTAAGGAATTTTGTAAATGGATGGCTCCTGCGGCTTATAATGCGGACATTTCGCCCGTGTTTATCATTGCTCAGGCGGCACTGGAGAGCGGATGGGGCAAGAGCGCTATCGGCAAGTATAACGTGTTCGGTATAACGAGAGGTGGATGGCCTGTGGAGAAATGCCTGCTTGTCACAACGCATGAGTATTTCAGGACTAAGACGGTGAGGTTCACGGCGCCGGAGAAGGTGGTGAAGATTGAGTATGTGGCTGGCAAGGGTCTGTATAAGTATACTTGCAAGCGACTGTTCAGAAACTATGCTACTTTAGGCGAGGCGCTGAGAGACCATGCGGCTGTGCTGAAGAAATCGTGGCCTGAGGCTTGGGCGTATCGTATGAGTCCTGAGAACTACGTGAAGAAGATACAGGAGGGGCGGAAGAAGTATGCGACGGCTCCGAACTACGTGGAGACTATGGTGAAGATGTTCGGGACAGTGAGAAAAGCGATGAAGGAGGCTGGACTGAGCTGCTGAGTTTCTTGGCTTTTAGGAAGGATTATTCTTTTGTTTGGGATTTTTGTTAATGTAAAAAAGATTGATTGGATGGTTAATAACTTGACTACAAGTACGGGTAAGGCCGTCGTTTTGGGGACAATGGGAGGGGAGGCGCTGTCTGCGCTCTTCGATTTGAGATGGATGTTGGTGCTGATAGTGGTGCTGATAGTGGCGGACTTCTGGTTCGGCGTGAGCGAGAGTCTGCATAAACATGAGCATTTCCGCTTTTCGAGAGCGGGCAGAAGAACATGCAACAAGGCGGTGGACTATATCACCTACCTTATATTAGGTTCGGTGCTCGGTCTTGCTATCTTCGAGCCGTTGGGATGGACGAATCATGTGGTGACGGCGGCGGTAGGACTTGGCTTTGGGTGTGTATGGGAGGTGGACTCGATCGTCGGGCATGTGTGTGAGCTGCACGGCGTGAAGAACAGATTCTCCATAAAGCGCTTCATTGTAGCGCTGATGAAGAAGAAAGACGAGGACATCGGCGAGGCTGTGGAGGAGGCGATGAAAAAAGAGTGAAGAAGGATGAAGTTTCTAAGGAGAAACGGTTATGATGGACGAATTATATAGTAAATTTGTAGGAGCACTGTGGGGGATGCTGCTCTGCATGATGGTCAGTATGCTGACCGGCTGCGGCGCGAAGAAGCCTGCGGTACTGACAAGAACGGACAGCATGAGAGTGACGAAGGTGGCGAAGGACACTGTGTACTGGGACCGCATAGTGCTGAGATACGTGGAGAGGGCGAAGACGGACAAGACGTGGAGCAGAGACTCGACGGCTACGACCGTGGACGGAGAGGGAAACGTGAAGAAGACGGAGGCTTGGCACTGGAGGGACAGATACGTGGAGAACTCGCTGAACACGCTAATGAAGGACAGCTTAGAGGCGTACAAGGCGAAAGTGGACTCGCTGGCGAGCATAGGCAGAAGTCGCAACGACGTGCCTGTGCCGACGGTGAGAAAGCTAAGCTGGTGGGAAAGGAACATCGAGAAGCCCATCGCGTCCTGCGTCGCTGTCATAATAACAGGCGCTGTGCTTCTGCTGATTCTCAGATATGCGAGAGTAAGGCTGAAGAGCGGCGTGAAGAAGGAATAAAAGAAGGAAATAAATATGATTGATGGCTTTAGTTATTAGTTTTTTAATTTAAGGTTTATAGATTTGTTTCAGGTGAGCCTTGCCCGTCCGTAGAGGATAGGCAAGGTTTTAATAAAACATAAATAATCATAAACCAATGTCTTGCTCTCGAAAATAATTACTAACTTGCAGCACTAAACTAAAGAAGCTGAAAATATTATTACGTTAAACTTAATTTATTTATTATGAACGAGGAAGATAAAAAACGTTTCCTTGCTCTTGTGAAAGGTAAGGACATAGCGGAGATTATGTCTTTGTTAGCAGAATCCGGTAATCAGTATTCACGCAGAATACTTAGGTTTTTTCGATGGTTCTGCAAGTGGACTCCGTTCTTCATAATGCTGACGCACATGTACGGAATATTCGACTTTAGCCGTAATCCCAAAGAAATGTTTGTGGTGCATAAGGCAAACTGGGCGTGCTACACGTTCATTTACATCATGATGTATGTGCTGCCGATGGTTCTTATCCTTGCATCACGTTTCTTCTGGCTGTGCTGGAAGTATCGCATACCGTTCTTCTACTTCTTTGCCATCAACTCAATCCACCTCGTATACTGGAGTTGGTATACGACAAACGAGATGGTCATGGCGCATTTTGCTATTATGGCCTTCACTCTATTGTTGTATGTGTATGGGGCTGTTGATTGGTTTTGTAGCAAATCACGGCTTGGCAAGAGAATGTTCAGCTAAGAACACACGTCTATGAGAAAGATATTTGGCTATAAAATGCTTGGCACGCTGTTGCAGTCGCTTGCTAATTCCTGCTTCAGAGCTGACGAGCAACAGCGCAATGGCGAGAAGGTAACAGCCTGCGGAATGAGCGATGAAGACATCGAAACGCTCTGTCAGGACATACTCCCGAATATGCTTAACCCGATGATGAGCGCAGAGGAAGTAAAGGACAGGCTTAATGTCAGTGACGCGACACTCAACAGAATGGTCAAGCGTGGGGACATACCGAACGGAGAATGCAAGAAGCGCGGACACACACGATACTGGAAGAAGTGGGATATCCTGTGGTTCATAAGAAAGAAGAGAAGCAAGTGATAGTACCGACTATCACTTTAAACATCTGACTATCAGTATGATACAAAATCTTTGAGCGTGTTATGGCTTTATTGGTCGTAACACGCTAATTTTGTGCCTGTAACGTTACAAAAGAGTTAGTAAACCTATTAAGTAAAACAGAAAAAATATTGTTATTATGGAGAGTAAAACTTATGTGTTCGGTGAGAATGGTACTGGCACTGGTGGTGGTCTCAATAGCATACTGGCTATGCTTCCGGCACTCATGCAAAAGCAGGGCATAGACCCAAGTTTGTTTGCCCTCTGCAATGGTAAGAGCAATGGCAACGGTTGGGGAGACAATTTGTTCGCCATCCTGCTTCTCTTTATCATCATGGGTAGAGGCAACTTCTTCGGAAACGGTTTTGGAGGCGGCATGATGCCTAACGGACAGGGCGGTGTTGTTCCTATGCTCAACAATGACGCTAACACAGCTGTTATCATGCAAGCTGTTCAGCGCAATGGTTATGATGTTCAGAGTTTGGCTACAGCCCTCAACACTTCGAGCGACGCTGTTATGGCTGCTATTAACAGCTTGGGTCAGCAAGTATGCAACATCGGCAGTCAGATGGGCATGAACACCAACCAGATTATCACGGCTCTGATGCAGGGCAATAACGCTATCGCTACACAGTTGGCAGAATGCTGCTGCAAGACAAACAACGCCATCACCGCTATGGACGGTAATGTAAAGTTAGCGATGTGTCAGCAGACAGGTGCTTTGACAAACGCCATCAACAACGTGGCAGTCGGTCAGGAGCGTGGTTTTTCTAATGTTGCCTATGAGACACAGCGTCAGACTTGCGACTTGCACAACGCTATCAAGGACAGTACTCAGACCATCGTAAACGGTCAGAAGCAAGCTGAGATGCGTGAGATGCAGAACAAGATCGATGCCCTGCGTGAGGAGAACAGTACCTTCAAGTCTTCTGCTATGACTTCGCAGATTGTAGGTCAAGCAATAGCGCCTATCAATGCGGTATTGGCAGGATTGCAGACCGAGGTAGCTGGTATCAAGTGCAAATTGCCCGAAACGGCAACAGTAGCATACAGTCCGTTTACCGCTGTCCCAAACTGCGTAGCAGCACAATACGGACTTTACGGAGTCAACGGAGCTAACGGCTTTTGGGGCTAACCATCTAACTGGAGGAACGACTATGATTTGGGGCTATCCTTTTTCATGGGTCAACAGAAGAGGGTCGGCAGCTATCGGTTCTACTGGTGTGTCGGTAGACGCAAACGGTGTGGTATTCTCATTCAGGAACCATGCCTTCTTGAATGCCAACTACAGAGGAACGATATTCGTTAATCTGCAACAGGCAATACCGACGGGCACAACGACCACGCTGCCGATACTCTTTGAGACCAACGGCGCAACCCAGGCTGTCACCAAGTTCGGAGGTGCGGCACTGACCGTTGCTGATTTAGCCGGAACTGGTGTATATCAGTTGTGGTTCGAGAGAGACACTAACACCCTTCAACTCATGACGGGTATTGTATAACAAGTTAAAATTCGACTTCTATGTTTCAAGGACTTCGACAAAACAGCATATTTTATGTGCTTGACAAGTCGGGAGAACCGACACTAAAAATAGGACAAGTGGTAAGTGTAAGCAACCCACAGCCTAAATTCCCTTCGTATCAGCCGGGGCAGTTTAATCCGCAACCTATGGAAACTACGGTTGACGTAAAGGTTAAAATGCAAGACGGAGAGGCTGAGTTTAAACAGCTCCCTTCGAATGGACAGATTGCTAACTCTGGCAATCTTGTAGTAGCAGACAGCCGTGATGCTATGATAGCAGAGGTTGAAGCGATGCTCAGACACTCGAAAGAGGTACTTGACAGTAAGGACTATCACGAAAAAGTAGTTAAGAACTGTGAGCAGATAATGGGTGTCCTCAATCCGCAAATAGCAAAAGAGAAAGCTCAGGAACAAAGAATAGGTAACCTTGAGGCAGACATGAGTGGAATGAAAGGCACATTGTCTAATATAGAGTCTATGCTGCAAAGAGCCTTGAACAAGAAGTCGAACGGTAACACTTAAAAAATGTGCATTATGTATATGATTGAGATTACAGAAAACAAGTTCGATGAGCTTGTGGAGAATGCCGAGAAGATGCTTAAATACGGTGGGAAAGTCATGTCGTGCCTTGAAGACATGAGACGTGGCGAAGGTCGTATGGGTGAGCGTTCTCCCATGTCAGATTATCGTGACATGGGACGTGACGAGCGCAGACGCTATGAGCGTGGCATGGACTACGACGATGAAGGACGTTACGGAGAACGTTATGGTGGCGGATATCATGGGGGTGGCAGACGCTACTAAGTAATAACCGACAGGTAGGGAATACTGTTTCCTTACCTGTCTTAACAAAGAAAGACTATGGGAAAATGTAGAATGCCTTTAGATGTGTATGATTTGAAGCCAGAAGGAATGATAGCTTATCTCAGATATAACGGCTATCACTTCAATAAGAAAATGTGTGAATGGGCTGTTAGTCATATGCGCAAGGTTAACAAGGCAAGCGGCAAAGAAGAACCGATAGAGCCTATAAACAAGGACAAGGTCGAGGAGTTAATGCAGTCTAACAATCTAACACTTGAAAACCTTGTCGGCTACGACCATGTATACGTGGCTAATATGTGTAAGGCTGACTTTTGGGGTAAGTCTATAAAGGACGAAGAGAGTTTAGCGCATTATATAAAAGACACGGTTGACGATGTAGATCAGAAGGATGGTTTTATATTTAACCGCTTCTATGCTGACTGTTGCCACAATGGTATGCCTATTCCTTGGGAAGATTTGCTATGATAAAGCGCGAGATTCACTTGGAACAGTACAGATGGAGTGTTATGTGCTTCATCGGGTATACAGCCGATGATACTGATGAAATATGTCATGCGTTAGAGGTTATAGGCTGCAACGGGCATGCTCTTGAATCGGCAAGCAAACATCTATCATTGGCGAGTGAAGAGCGAGGACTAACCTACTCCAACGTAGGAACAAGAGAAAGTGTTGTCGCAGTTGGCGCATCTGACAACAAAGGAAACTTAGTGAACACCATAGGACATGAGCTTCTGCATGTAGTTGCGCACATCTGCGACCATGAGGAAATAGAAATGCAAAGTGAAGAGCCGTGTTACATAATGGGCGAGCTTTGCGAACAATTATTCAATTCCATAAAATAAAAAGATACAACAATTTAAACCTATTGCATTATGACAAACTTATTTGATGATGTTTATGCTTGCAAGAACGAACAGGCAAAGAATAATGCTATTGCAGCAATCGCAACCGTGCTCAACAAGTGTTTGAGCATTGACGAAAAGACAGCCTTAAAGGCTTCTATCCGCGAGGCTATCATGGGCAATCATTTTGATGCAAGCAGCGCAAAGGAGAGTATATCTCGTATGTATTACGCCACAACTGACGGATGCACCATTCACGCACCATTCGTGTCAGAACGCGAGTGCGTTGAGTTGTACGAGGAATGCAAGGCGCAAATCAAGGGCTACAACTTGTACGACTTTGCAGTTGTGCTCAACAATATCATTGCCGATTACCACAACTTACTTTACTCCTGGTGGCCGAACGAAGATTGGTGCGTGATGCTGATAAAGTTCAGCGAGCTTGCCGTCAACTGGCTCAATGACGACGACACGCCATTCAAAGACGAGAAGGCTTGGAAGGTATTAGGTGATAAATAAGAAGGCGCGTTACACATTCGTAACGCAACAAAAGCAAAGAGGAGGTTAATGTAAACTAACCTCCTCGTTCTTTGTGATGTGCTTATTTACGAGTCGTAAATGGCTCTGCGTCCGTCTTTTTTCTGTAGTTCATATTATTTTAATTTAAATGTTTATAAAATCGAATTTCAAGCCCCTTATGGCGCAATAAACAGGCTTGCCGACCTGTTGTGCCACTGCCTTGCGAAAAGCCTCACTGTTGCCGTTGTTTGCCGATATATGAATAAGTACCACGGCCTTTGTCTTACTTGTATTGCAAGCCTTTAAACAGCCAATGCACCTCTCAAGGCTCATGTGCGTAGCCTTGGCGCGTATGCCGACCTTTCGGGGAATAATGCCGTTCTTTATGCTGTTGTCTACCAGTTCGTCGGTATGGTTGCACTCAATGAAAATGTAGTCCAAAGGAAAATCGAACTTGTATTTTACGTGGTGCGTGTCCGTCAAAAACAGTATCGTTCCGATTTCATTATGATAGATTATAAAACCACACGGCTCTTTGGTGTCATGCTCCGTATCAAAAGCTTTTACAACAAAATTGCCGACTTTAAATTCACGAAGCAAAGGTATTGCGCAATAATGAAACGTGTTAGGTCTAATGTTGCATTCTTCTAATGTTCCTTTGGTTGCGTATACATTAAAGGCTTTTGCATATTGATGCATAAACCCAGCATGGTCGCCATGACTATGTGTTACAAGACAACCGCTGACTTTGCCGACATTACCGCTGAGTGCTTCAACGGCATATTTGTAGTTTACGCCACATTCTATTATCAACGCTTCAGTTTCATTCTGTATTACATATCCATTGCCTGAGCTGCCAGAACCAAGTACTGTTATTGTCATATTGCTTTATACATTATTATATAATAGAGGAGCAGGAAACATTCCCACTCCTCCATCTTTGTTGTTGTTGAAGATTTGAAGCTTTATCACTACTTGAATAGATTCGGCATTTCTTGTTTGCCCATAGGTTGAGGTTTGTTTGCGGATGCACTTGCATTTGTTGGCTGTTCAGCTCCTGCGGTATTGTTGTCTGAAGTTGCTGTTTTGCCTACTGTGTTCATGTCCATAGCCTGAGAATTTGCCTCCTTTAGCTCTTTCTCTTGTGCCTGAGCAAGCTTTTCTTCTGCGGAAAGCTGGTCAACAGCTGTATTGACAACAGGAATTTCCTCGTAATCAACATCTTCTGCCTCGTCTCTTGTCTGAAAACCCATCATGATACCAGGTTCAGTAGTTCTGATAAGCCATGAAGCAGAACGATAACGAAGCATCAATTCTGGGATGTTTCTCCATTTTGGATTGCGGGCATACCAACCTTCATCCTTTGCCATTTGAATTGTTACGACAGGACCTTTTTTCATTTCTCCTGTCTTTAATTCGATAGCGTATGCATACATACCCCAATCGTCTTTACCTTTTTCGCCAACTTCTGAATAACTAAGCGTAGAATATTTTCCTGTTGCATTAAAGCAAGCGATGGCAAACTTTGCTTCAAAGGTCGGCGTACCATTCACGGCTACGAGGTTTTGTAGAACCATTAAAGGATCGGCATTCATACGAATAGCCATATTAAGACCTATCATACAATTTCCAATATTACCTTTGTAGGCATCTGGAACAAATGAAGATGAAGCAAACACTTTTGCTATTCTCTGTCCTATTTCAAAACCTTCGATAGAACCGAAAATATTAATACTTTTTTGAGGCTGAATTACTGCCAAATCTTTTGTTTCTCCCATAATTTTAATTTTTTATATAAAACCCTTTCGTTTTTATTTACAAGTTGTTATACATTTTCTATTTTAAATGGTTCTCCATACTTACATTGTAGGTAGATAACCTGTTGCACTGATGGCAGCGCATTTTCCACTGACTCCTTGCGGTCAACAAACAGAGGTACATATATGTCCTTTGCCGTGCTTATACCGTTGATTATGTCTATGCCCATGTTGATAACCGTACCATCGTTGGTATTGTTGTAATCAACACCATTGCGGTCAATAGCAGTGCATATCTCCTTTTCATCGTCGTTGGTTATGTTCTGTTCGTAAAACTTCCAACGTATGAGTGAGAAGTAAGAGTTGACCTTGCTTTCTACAATCGAGATTTTCGCTTTTTTGTACTCTTTTATTTGCCTAATAACCTCATTGCAATCTGCTACTATTTGTGCAAGTTCTCGTGAGCGCTTGTCAAGCTTTACTTTTTCGTCTTCGATACGTTTGTTTGTATCACGGCTCGACAAACGTTTTATAAGCTCGTCACGTTTGGCAGTAAGTTCTTTCTTCTTTTGTTTACTCTCTTCAACGGTTGCATCAACAACAGGTTTTGGTTCTGTTGCTTTGATTGCGTTTATTTCCTTTATAGTCTCGGCATATGCAGCTGATGTTTCCCACGTCTGTGTCTGCACTTCTGTACGTTTTCGCACTAAGGCGTTGTATGTTTCTTGTTTAGTGGCAACATCTTTCTTATCCGTGTTGGCTGTAACTTGCTCATATGTATTAATACAGCCTTTTATTACTGTTATTTGCCCATGCTTTTCAGTTGCCTTATTCTGTATTTCCATGAGCTTAGACGCCTTGTTAGTATTGTACTCACTCACAGCGTTAGCATATTCCTGCTCCTTCATTTCGTCCGTATAAGGACGACCACAAACGGGACAAATATCTGTTTGGGCGTAGCTAAATTCCTTTTCGTTAACATCTTTCCATTGTTGCATTAAATCGTTAAACTCATTGGTTAGCGATGCAAGTTTAGCCTTATTCTGGATAGTTGCATCAAGGTTTGTTTTCTGCGATGCTTTAGCGGTGCGCAAAGCCTCAGACGCTTCGCTTACTTGCTTGAATATACTATCAACCTCCGCAAAGTGTGCTTTTGTCCATGCTTTGTGAGCTGTCTGATTTTTAGTTTCCTGTTCAGCAATACGTTTTTTATATTCTTGCATTTCCAAGCTTTCGGTTACAACACCTTGCAAGTTTGCCTCAATATTGGCAATTTGTGCGTCAACTGCCACTTTTTCCGATTCAAGCATATCAAAATCTTCATTGACCTTTAAAGTGTCCTGTGCTTGTACTTTTGCCGGTATAAGCTGTAATTCATCATTAGCTTTCTTGCGTGTCGTTTTTTGCTGTGTGAGCATTTCTGCAATTTCTTTCTTTTCTGTATACACTCCTTTGTAGACTAAAGGATAGTCTTGCATTAGCTCTTCCTCGTTAATATCACAAGCCAATGACATGAGGATTTTTCTGCGCACATCGACTTTATATGTCCAAAACAGGCTTATATTTGATAACATAAACCAGTCCTCAAAGTTGCACATAGAATTTAGCTTTTCTTTAAACTGTGACACCGAATAAGGCACATCATCAACGAGACGTGATTGTGTCGTACCCATAAACTTCTCGTCTGCGGTGTCCTTGCCTTTCCAACGCTCAGTCAAGCGGCGCTCTATCTTTATATCTCGTTCGTCATTGTAATTTATGACAACTATCACAGATGTTTCGAGCTTGTGGATAATGTTGTTGTTACCATCCAATGTTTGTACTATAGTGTCCGGACGGCTTGTAACACCAAACAAACACCATAAATAAGCATCGTAAATTGTAGTTTTGCCCGTCTCGTTTCCTCCGCTTATTAATACATTATGAGCAAAACTAAGAGTCTTGTGCCGCTCCTTTTTGAAATTTTGAAGCGTTATTGATTTAATCTCAATTTTCATTGTTTATTTATTTTACGTTAAACTTGCGCTTTCGCGATTCTTTCAAATACTGTTGCATCGGTAAAGGTTGATTGTCAAGTTCATTTTCTTCACAATACTTTAACCAAGCATTTATACCTGTTTTCCCTTCTTTTATAAGCTTTTGTTCTTCTTGCAAACATTTATTATAATACTCATCTTCAATTTCTGCTCGCTTGTTAATAACCTCACCATCAAAAATGCGGACGGCTTGCATTATTACTTGCGGATTAAAAGATTTACCAACATAAAGCACCCCATATGCGCCTCCTATAAAAGACTCAAAAAAGAATGTAAGTTCGGTTGGTGTAAGATAAAAATATTTACTTCTTATTTGCCTCGCTATTATAACTACTTGCATTTTGCTTGCTACGTCATATGCGCCGCAGAACCTTAACACGTCAACAAGCTGTGTTCTTAGCCATAAATTTGTAACTTCGCTTTTGCTCTTCGCATCAATCGCACTTAAAGATAAGTTTTCAGCCATTATTGCATCCGTTAAAGAAGAAATGGCTTCTTTTCGTTGACTTATCAGCGGATATTTTTCGAGCATTCGCGTTAACAAATCATTCTGCGCTAAGGATGTCTGCTGTTTTTGTTGCAAATGCAATTGCTTGTTTTCGTTCTCCATAAGGATCTATTATTTCATCTTGCCAACAATGACCATTAAGATATGTAAAAGGGTCTTTTTGATATTGTTTATCTGACACCGATTGTACATAAGCAGGAGTAGCAGCAATGCAAGCTTGTCTGTCTTTTTTGGATAGACGTGCCCAACGTTTTGCACATTTATCTTTGCCGCGTTTCTTATTGTAAAGTTGCCACCAATACTCAAACTCTTCGTTTATTTCGGTTACTGATTGAGGCATAATTACCTCATAACCATGTTGTTGTAGCAAATATATTGCCTGTTGTATCTCCTTATCCATTGCTAACTGTTTTAAATATATTCACCTCCCCAAAAGCGCATTATCTCAGAGCCGAGAATAACACGTTGTCCGTTTGGGCGAATCATACATGATATAACCTTATTTTCCATATAGCGATACACTGTTGTTATGCTTACGCCAAGCTTAGTCGCTGCTTCTTTGACTGTATAGCGACCTTTAGGTGTGACATCAGGGGCATTATTAACCATTGTTTCTTTTTTTATTCCGCCGCAATATGCCATAAATCGCAGCTTCTGTTGTATACGCAAAATCGACCATTACCTTCCGCACGGCTTCCGATTTTTTAAATCCGTGCTCTGTGTAGTATGCGACTTTCTCGCAAACTGCTCGTTCTTTGTCTACTTGACTTAATATTACCATTTTTTAACTTTCATTTTATATATAAATTAATATATTATTAATACCTTTGTATCGTGATTAGCGTTATGCTATTTTCACAACGCAAAATTAATAAATAATTCTTAGTTATCCTAAGAAACTATTATTTTTTATATTATTTTAAACCTTTTATATGAGTACATTAGTAGAAAGAGCTAAAGAAGCAGCACGTTACTATCATATGTCACTTGTAAAGTGGCAAGAGTCAATGGGCTTAAGCAATGCACATTTTTATAATTGTCAGGGCATATCAAGAAAACTTAGTAGGGTGATAGAAGAAATGTATCCTGAAATAAATATAGAATGGCTGTCAACTGGCAATAGCGTTATGTTGAATAGTGACGTAAAAAGAAACCCAACTGGGTATACTGTACCTTTATTGCCTATTGCAGCGCAAGGTGGAACGCCTGATAATTTTGAAAGTCAAATTGAGAGTTACAAATGCGAGCAAGTAATATCTCCTGTTCAGGGCGTTACTTTGGCTCTCACGGTAAACGGAGACAGCATGTCCCCGGAATACCCTAACGGTTGTAAAATCTTTGTTCAGCGCATAAACGAGGCATCTTATATAGAATGGGGCTGCACCTATGTCCTTGACACATCTAATGGAGCTATTGTAAAAAATGTATTCCCCGTAAAGGATGATGCGACAAAGGTTATATGTCGCTCCGTAAATCCAAATTATGCAGACTTTATTGTCGACACATCAGATATTAGAGGGTGGTATCGTGTGCGCTGTTGTATTACTATCAAATAATATAAAAAACAAAAAAACAAGCAAATTTCATGCAAATGGTATCTTTATTTACATATAACGCACTGTAATACAATGGGTTGCATTACCGTGTACTTATATCTACTAAATAATAACTAAAAGAATCCATGCTAATAACAGGGTGCGCAGGAGTCTCCCACAGATCGCGCGGATCAACACGGATATGGGTGCGGGCTGCTGAACTGAGCTGCGGGGCTACGGCGAGACGCCATAGCCTCCTATGTTTGTACTGGCTGCTGGACATCAGATTAATCAGATTTCTGAATATCTCAATGGCGCAGCTTCAGTAAAATCAGATTTATCCGTAATCTAAATTGAATAATTCAAAATGCGCCAAGGCGCACAATTCCTAATTCAAAATTCAAAACTCCTAATTCGGACGGCATGCCGTCCGCCATTCCGTCCGCCATGCAAATATCGTACAAAGAGTAAAAACATGTTACAAAATAAAAATCAATTCTAGAGAATCGAAAAGCTGTTTTTATGGTATTCTGATGAGCAAACAGCACCCGAGCTTAACGATAGTGACTTAATACAGATTTGCTTTACACGGTTTTAACAATTCAAAAACAGTGTAAGTAATGAAAAAAGAGCGTAGACAACCTCGTCATTTTGACGATCAGT